GCGAGTGGACGCCGGAGACGCGCCGGGCCGCGCTGCTCAAGCTGGAGCCGGAGGCGATCGCCGATGGCTGGTCGATCACCCCTGACTCTGATTTCTGTCCCGCGTGCGCCAAGGCGCTCGGGCACGAGGTTTTCCATGTCTGATCGATTCGGTCGCCTGGTTGTCATCGAGGAAGGACTGCTGATCGGAGGAGCAGGCAAGAAGCAGCGAGCGGCGTGTCGAGTTCGCTGCGACTGCGGCTCCGAGTTTGTCGTGCTTCGCCAGTCGCTGCGATCGGGAAACACGGTCAGTTGCGGATGCAAGAAGCGTGAGCATCTGATCGCGATCGCGACTACGCACGGGAAAAGCGAGACTGTGGCCTATCGAATCTGGTCGTCGATGATCAGCCGGTGCAATCCCAGCGGGGCATACGGGAAGCGAGGTATCCGCGTCTGCGATCGCTGGCGCGGCAGCTTCGAGGCGTTCCTGGCCGACATGGGCGAACGCCCGTCGCCGCGCCACTCGATCGATCGCATCGACAACAGCCGCGGCTATGAGCCGGGCAACTGCCGATGGGCGACGACCTACCAACAAGCGCAGAACACCAGCAGGACGCGCCTCACGGAGGCCATCGCTGCCTCACTGCGCGACGGAACCACCGAGTTGGGCAGGTTGAGCTCTCGTCGGGCCGCCGCGCTTCTCGGCGTCTCCCACTCGACTGTGGTGAACGTGCGAACCGGTTTCACGTGGAGGACCGCATGACCGACGGAGGCCCCATGTCCGACCCCCGCCAGCTCGCGATGTTCGACCTCGGACCGGCGCCCGTCGCCGAACCCGCGCCGATCACGGTCGACGCCGACAAGCCCGCGCCCCCGGTGAGCGTCGCGGCCCACGTCAGCGCCGCCCGCCAGGTCCGCGCCCTGACGCTGCACCTGCCGATCGTCGCCGACGCCGATCCCGACCCGCCCGGCTACGACGGCTGGCGCGAGTACCTGGGCGCCGAGCGGCCGCGGATCGTCGGCGGAGTCTGCACCGAGCTGGCGCGGCGCCAGCGCCCCGACGGAACCCTGGCGCCCTGCGCATGGACCGCGTGCTCGCACCACCTGGCGGTCGACCAAGGCGAGGTGGTCGACCTCGGGCCCGTGCGCGAGGCCGAGCTGGTGGCGAGCACCGCCGGCCTGCCGGTCGAGATGGGCCGCCGCCCGAGCCTGAGCGCGATCCCCGAGACGGCCGGCGAGGTGCACGACTTCGCCGACGCGGTGGCCGCGCGCCTCGACGGCCGGGCGCCGCCGCTGCCCTACACCTGCACCCTGGACGTGGTCCGCGACTACCCCGACGGCGCGCCGATCGCCGTGGTCGCCTCTGCGCTCGGCGTCAGCGAGGAGCTGGTGCGGGTGATCGGCCTCAAGGTGGCACGGCTGTGGTTCGGCGCCGAGCACCCGGATGCGTGGGCCAACCTCGAGGCCGTGATCGAGCGGCAGACCGAGCCCGTGAGGCGGGCGCCGCCCGTGAGGCCGAGCAAGGTCGCCCCCCCGCCGCCGCCGGCGCCGCGCGCCATCGTCCGGGTGGAGAGGGAGGCGCCGCCGCCGAGGGAGCCGAGCGCGGAGGACCTGTTCACGTTCTGACGACCGGTGACCCTCGCTCCCACCGCGCACGCGACCTCCCCAGAGGACCGCGACACGGCTGTCGCGTCAAGACGGCTGGATTACACCTCGGGCGGTTTCCTGCCGAAAGTGGGCACGGTTGCCCCGAAAATCGGCTAAGCGGCGAACGATCGCGATGTTGGGTCGCGGGTTCATATGGGTTCAGCCTGGGGCGATGCCTGTCGGACCCGATGGCCCCGTCGAGCGCCCCGAGCTGATCGCGCGGGCGATCGAACTGATGACGGGCGGACCCGCGAGCCACGACGAGAACGGGCCGCGCTACCTGTCCGGGTCGGAGGCAGCGCGTGAGCTGGCCACGCACGCAGGTATCACCGAGCGCCAGGCGCACCACTACATCGCCGCCGCCCGTCGATCGATCGCCGACCAGTTCGCCGCCGACCTGCCGGCCCGGGCCGCCCAGCTGGCGGCGATCTCGATGAGTGTGGTGCTCGAGGCTCGCAAGGATCGCGTCCACGCCGCGGTCAACGGCGCGGTGCGCAACCTCTGCACGATCTACGGCATCGACGCGAAGGTGACCGTCAAGGGCGACGGCCTGTCGGCGCTGGTCGAGGCGATCAAGACCTCTCCGGCGGCCCGCGACGACGAGATCGCGGCGCTCGAGGCCAAGGACCGCGAGGGCGCTGCCGATGGCGCTGAGCCCCGCTGAGCGCGCCCGGCTCGAGGCGTTGCGCCAGGTGCGCGACGGCGGCGAGCGGTTCGCGGCGTTCGTGCGGCGCACCTGTCCAGAGCTCGGGCCGGTCGTGCCGCGCCACCTCGTGCGCCTCTACGACCTGATCGAGCAGACGCGGCGCCGCGCGGTCAACGCCACGATCTCGATGCCGCCGCGCCTCGGCAAGAGCACCAGTGTCCGCGCCGGCGTCGTGTGGCGGCTGGTGCGCGACCCGAGCTGCCAGAGCTTCTACGTGACGTTCGGCGACGGGCTCGCCACCGACTTCGCCTACCGCGCGCGGAAGCTGGCGACGGCCGCGCGCCTGCCGCTGGCCGGCGACCGCGCGAACGTCCACGACTGGAAGCTCGACGGGCTCGACGGTGGCCTGATGTCAACGACGGTCGGTGGGCAGATCACGGGCCGCGGCACGCGTGGAGGCGTGATCGTCGCCGACGACCTGATCAAGGGCCGCGAGGCCGCCGAGAGCAAGCTGGTCCGCGACAAGACGTGGGCCTACTTCACCGACGACATGCTCACCCGCCGCGACGATGATCGCGCCTCGGTACTCGTCCCTGGCACGCGGTGGCACCCCGACGACCCGATCGGGCGCATTCTCAAGGATGACCTCGGCGAGCAGTGGGACCACGTGAAGCTGCCGGCGGTCGTCGACGCCGCGACCGGCGCGCCCGTCGACGGCGGCCCGCGCGGCGAGGACTTCGATCCGGCCTACCACGTCCCGATCTGGCCCGAGGGCGGCAAGGATCTGGAGTGGGCGCGCAAGGAACGGGCGAAGGGCGCGCACCGCTGGTGGTCGCTGTACCAGCAGGAGCCGCGCAGCCAGGACGCCAAGATCTTCGACCGCGAGCCCGCACGCTTCAACCTCGACGCGTTCGAGCTCGACGACGGCTGGCGGCTGAACCTCGTCGGCGACCCCGCCGGCACCGCCAAGACCTCGAGCGACTACTGGTCGATCGGCGTGGTCGCGGTGCGCGGCTTCGGCGACGAGTGCGAGGGCCGGCTGCTCGCGCGCTTCCACCGGCAGGCGAAGCTGGCCGAGGTGCTGGCGGCGGTGCGGCGGATCCGCGAGCGGTGGCCGCTGCCGCTGCGCCTCGAGTGCGTCGGCGGGTTCGCGCTCTTGCCCGACTCGATCCGCATGATTGACGCCGACCTGCCCGTCGAGCCCCTACCGCACCACCTGCTCCGCGGCGACAAGCGGGCGCGCGCGACCGGCTACAGCGAGGCGTGGAACTCGGGCCGGTTCGCGGTGCCGCTCGGCCGCGAGTACGACGAGTTCATCCAGGAGCACCTGGACTTCACCGGCCTGAACGATCCGCACGACGACGACGTCGACATGGCCGCCCACGGGTGGAACCTCGGCTGGCGCGGCCAGCCCGAGGACTTCGGCGGCTCGTGGTCGTTCCGGGCGTGATGTTGGGTTTCCGCGCGACCGCGCCGGACACTGGCCCCGCCCATGGGACTCCTCGACCTCTTCCGCCGCCGCCCCTCGGAGCCGACCGCGGCGCCGTCCTCTGACCCGCCACCCAAGCCCGACGAGACGGTCGGCACGGGGAGCACGGCGTCGTGGGGCGGGTACCCGCAGAGCAACGAGGCCGCGGCCGACATGCGCGGCACGGCGCGGCTCAAGACCTTCGGGGAGATGGTCCGCAACGTGGCCGTGGTCGGGACGGCGGTGCGGCGCACGTACCGGCTGATCGGCGGCGTGAAGTGGACGATGGCGCCGGCGCGCGGCGACCAGATCGACGAGGCGGCGGCGAAGGACGCGGCCGAGTTCGCCGAGCACGCGATCTTCCAGGCGCCGCGCCGACCGATCGGCTCGTGGGCCAAGCGCATCGCGTCGGCCGAGTTCTTCGGCGCGTCGGTCCAGGAGCTGACCTACCGCAAGGACAGCGACCCGCGGTGGCCGGATCGGTGGGTGGTCGATCGCGTCGACTGGCGCACCACCGAGACGATCGCGCGCTGGGACGTGGCCGACAACGGCGACCTGGCCGGCGTGTGGCAGCTACCGCCGCTCGGCGCCGCCGAGGTGTACATCCCGCGCTGGAAGCTGCTGTACCACGTCGACGACGAGCTGAGCGACAGCCCCGAGGGCGTCGGGCTCCTGCGCCACGCCGCGGAGTCGGTGCGGCGGCTCGCGGTCTACCTGTCGCTCGAGGGCAAGGGCTACCAGAACAGCGTCAACGGCAACATGGTGGGGCGCACGCCGCGGGCGCAGATGAAGGCGTCCAAGATGACCGACGCGCAGATCGACACTGCCGAGGCCGGGCTCAAGGACTACCTGCAGAACCACCGCAAGAAGGAAGACCTCTACACGCTCCTCGACAGCAAGACCTACCCGAACCCGGCGGACGGGTCGCCGAGCAACGTGCCGATGTGGGGCATCGACGTGATCAAGGCCGAGAACGACCTCAAGGAGCTGGCCGAGGCGATCCGGCGCGACCTGTGGCTGGTCGCGATCGCGCTGAACGTCGAGCACATTATGCTTGGCAGCGCGGGCGGGTCGCTGGCGATGCAGGCGCAGAAGTCGGCCGACTACTACCGCTTCGTCGAGGGCATCCTCGAGAACGTCGCCGGCGTGATCGCGCGCGACGCGGTGGACGTTGTGTGGGCGCTGAACGGGCTCGACCCCGCGCTCAAGCCGTCGCCGAAGTTCTCCCGCCTGAGCTTCCACGACGTGCTCGAGCTGATCGCCGCGCTCAAGGACCTGGCCACCGCGGGCGTCACCGTCGACCGGAGCGACGACGCGGTCAAGGCCGTGTTTGAGTTCCTGGGCTTGCCGACGCTCGACGACGACCCCGAGGAGATGGCGGCGCGGCGCGAGCAGGCGGCGCAGGCGGCGGGCATGGTGCGCACGCCAGTGGTTGACCCGGGCGACGGCTCGATCGACGTGAACCTCGACGACGAGGAAGCCTGACCATGCCCACGATCACGATCGGCTCGGACACCTTCGACAGCTACTCGACGACCGCGGCGCTCGCCAGCTACGCCGCCGGCTCGCTGGTGCACGGCGACACCTACGACGCGGCCACGGCGACGCAGCGGTCCCGGGCCATGGTCGAGGCCACGCGGTGCCTGGTGGCGATGTCGTGGCTCGACACGGACAACGCCGACGTGGACGCCGCCGACGCGCTCGTGGTCCAGGCGGCGCAGGAGCTCGCGCTGTACGGCCTGGCCGACGCCGCGGTGTTCACGCGGGCGACGAGCAGCGACAAGGTGAAGCGCGTCGACGCGAAGGGCGTGGGCGTCGAGTTCTTCGCGCCTACGTCGGTCGGCCGCTTCCCGGCGCGGGTCATGGACCTGATCGCGGCGCTGCTGGACGGCGGCGGGAACGACGCGCCGTTCGGGGTGTCGGAGGCGGGCGGCACCGACGCCGAGAGCGCGTTCGATGACGACGCCTACGAACTGACGTCGGCCTGATCGGCTATCCGCGAATCGGCGGGTGCGCGGCGGTGCCAGCCAGGATGTGGCGCAGCACGTAGGCCGGGATCGCGATCGTCGCCGGCTGGCTCGCGTCGCCTCGGTCGATCTCGATCGTTAGGTTCCCGTCGTCATCGGCGCTCGCCGTCGCTGAGCCATCAATTGCCGCTGCCGTCCGCGACTTCATCTGCCACTCGCTCATCCTCGACGCGTAGCACGTCGGTAAGACGCGACCCAAGGCCGGGGCGAGGTAGGGGGGCTCTACGAGCTGGCCGCAGGATGCCCGGAGGATGATCAGCTGGCAGCATCGAGGCGAGGGGCCGCTGGCCCACCGCTTCCACCGCCTCACCGCCGCGGAAGCCGCCGCGGCCGAGGTCCCGGAGGCGCCGGGCGTCTGCGAGCTCGAGATCGCCGGTGTGCGGGTGTTCGGCTTCGCCGCGCCGGCGCCGGCGCTGCGCGGGCGCCCGCTGCGCTTGTCCCCCGTGGTCTACGCGACCGCCGCCGATGCCGCGCAGCACGCCGAGGCGTGGATCACTCGCGATCGTGACTACTTCTACGCGGGGCAGGAGTAGCGATGGCCATCGACACCATCCCCATCTTCATCGGCTTGGACGCGGACGCCGCGGCGATCGGCGCCGTCAACGCCGGCGCCACGCGCACCTTCGCCGCGGTGACCGCGCACATCGACCAGATGGGGGTCGCGGCCGGCAGCGGAGGCGGAGTGATCCGCAAGGCCCACCTCGAGGTCAGCGGCGTCACGAACAGCGGCACGACGATCACAGCGTGGGAGATGACGCTGGCGATCAACGGCGGCGCCGCGTCGGCCGCGTACACCAAGACCGGCCAGGCCATCGGCGGCCCCGGCAACTACTACGCGTTCCGCGTCGACGCCGACTTCACCGCGTGGCTGGCGGCCAACTGGCCGGCCGCGACCGCGAGCTGCTCGATCGTCGCGACGCTCAAGCTGACCGGCACGTCGACAGCGCCGGTGACGATCAACGCGACGGGGATCCTGTGGGTCACCGTCGAGTACGCGCCCGCGTCCTGCCCGACGCTGACGAAGTGGGCGCCGCTGCTCCTGGGCAGCTTCGACGGTGGCATCGGCACCAGCTACGTGCAGATCGCGGCGATCCCGCAGCTCACCGGCCTGGCCTCGGGCACGTTCCGCATCCCCGAGGCCGGCGCGACCGTGCGCCAGGCCGTGCTCGAGATCGTCGGCGACAGCGGCGGCCTGCAGAGCGCCGCGTCGCTGGGTGTGCCGTCGGTCCGCATCAACGGCGCGACGGTGTACGCGCACACCAGCGAGACGACCACCGGCGCCGGCAACAGCCGGTTCGAGCGGTTCCTGGTGAGCGCGCCGTCGCCGGCGGCGAGCGGCACCGTCGAGCTCAAGGGCTCGGCTGTCAACGCCAGCTACCCGTTCCTGTGGTCCGGGATGCAGACGATCGGCCACTACGTCTACAGCTACACGGTCAGCGGCACGACCGAGGTGCTGGTCGCGGCGTACCACGCGGTCGGTCGGGGCCAGGGCCTGGCCGGCTACGGCACCGAGAGCGATGCGATGCAGTTCCGCACCGAGGTGCAGGTGCCGGAGGCGTCGGTGATCGCGCAGGGGCCGATGGGATGGCGGGTCAACGTCGGCGACAGCGATCACTTCGCGTGGAACATGCGCGGCTACCAGCTCGACGGGCCCAGCGACGGCGCCAGCGTGCTGGCCACCAAGACGTCGCAGCGGTACGAGCGCGTGCGCCACAGCGACAGCGGCGACAACGCCGAGTGGGCGCACCGCGTCGACGCCGGCGCCGGCGCGGGCGGCGCGCACACGCTGGCCGCCGGCTTCAACTACTTCAAGCTCAACTGCTGGGCCTCGACGATCGCGGCTGAGGTTGGCGGCGAGACGTACCGCCGCGGGATCCAGCCGTCGGCGGTGTTCCACTACGCATACAACGCGCCGGTGGCCGCGGCCGGGCCGCACGCGCACACGCACGTCGTCGAGCACTCGATCTTGCCGATGAGCTACTTCTCGACGCCGAGCGGCGCCGCGCGCTTCAACGCGAGCTCGCTGGCGACGGCGACCGAGCGCGACGCACCGCCGGTGCCGGCGACCGCCTACTACCAGGGCACCTGGATCCGCATGTTCCAGGTGCAGAACACCACGGCGATCGCGATCCAGATGGCGGCGCGGCAGTCGGGGTTCCCGTTCGTGCCGGTCTACGAGGGGCACCCCTACGGCGGCTTCGCGGTGGTGTGGTCGCGCACCTGGATCGACCTGACCGCGCAGTTCCTCCGCTACCCCGCTCAGCCGGTGGTGCCGGGCGGCGGTTGGACGCCGAGCGCCGACCTCGACCTGCAGATGTGCTGCGGCAACAGCGGCCGCTTCGCCATCACCCAGAGCTTCGCCTACCACGAGATCACCCGCACCATCACGGTCACCGTCACCGGCTACAGCGGCGACGGCTCTGGCATCGCGGTCAAGGTGTTCCGCGCCGACACCGGTGAGCGCGTCGCCGATCTCACGACCGCCGCCGGCGGCACGGCGTCGTTCGCCTGGCCGGACTCGGTCGCCCAGCTCTACGCCAGCGCGACGCAGGGTGGCACGGCCGGCTCGTCGCTGCCAACGACGAGCAGCGGGATCACCGTTGAGTTCGCCGGGGCCAACAAGGGGCTCGGCTCGCGCTTCAACACGGGGTTCAACTGATGCAGCTCGTCAAGCAGTCCACCGCGCGCGCCCTGCCGATCCTCATGGTCGACGCCACCGACGGCTTCACCGAGGAGCCCGGGCTGACGCTCACGATCACGGTCCGCAAGGCGGGCTCGTCCACCTGGTCCGCGGCGACCGGCACGACCGTCGATCGCGGCAACGGCAGCTACGAGTACACGCCCGCCGCCGGCGAGGTCGACACGCTGGGCGTGTTCGAGTACCGGGCCACCGGCACCGGGGCGCGCACGTTCCGCGGCGCCGCCCAGGTGGTCGCCGACCTCCCCGGCGTCGTGGCCTCGATCGCCACCGGCGCCATCACCGCCAGCGCCATCGCCGCGGATGCGATCACCGCGGCCAAGATCGCCGACGGGGCGATCGACGCCGCCGCCTTCGCCGCCGGAGCGATCAACGCCGCCGCGCTGGCCACCGGTGCGATCACCGCCGCGAAGTTCGCCGCCGGCGCCGTCGACGCCGCCGCGCTGGCCGCGGACGCCGCCACCGAGATCGCCACCGCCGTGGCCGCGCCCAGCGCCGCGACCGTTGCCGCTGCGGTGGTCGCGAGCATGGCCAGCGCGCCCGTGGGTAGCGTCGCCGGCGCGGTCGGTTCCGTCACCGCCGGGGTGACCTTGGCCACGAACGCGGTCAGCGCCGCCGCCGTCGCCGCCGACGCGGTGGCCGAGATCCAGGCCGGCCTCGCCACCGCCGCCGCGCTCTCGAGCGCCGCAGCCGACGCCAGCACCGCCGCCAGCGCCGCCAGCGCCGCGGCCGTGTCCGCCGCCAGCGTCGACGCCAAGCTCACCAGCACCCGGGCCGGCTACCTCGACGCCGCGATCACCAGCCGCGCGCCGTCGACCCTGACCGACGCCTCGATCGCCGCCCAGGTCGACGCGACGCTGACCGCCGCGCACGGCGCGAGCTCGTGGCAGACCGGCAGCGGCGGCGCCGACGCCGCGACGATCGCGGCTGCGGTCGCCGACCAGACCCTCACCGGGCACAGCACCGCCGGGACCGTCGGCGGTGCGCTCGCCGGCGCGGCCACCGGATCCGCCGTGTCCGCGGTGGCCGCCGCGATCGCGGCCCTGCCGAGCGCGAGCGACGTTGCGGCCGCAGTCCTCGCGGCAACCCTCGAGGGCGCCCACACGGTCGCCGGTGGGCTGCGGCTGCTGCTGGCGGTCGCCGCCGGCCGGCGCACCGTGAGCGGCACCACGCACACCTACCGCGACCTGGCCAACAGCAAGAACCGCGTGGTTTCCACCGTCGACTCGAGCGGCAACCGCGCGGCGGCGTCCACCGCGGACGGGACCTGATCCCGTGGGCTGGGATGGCGCATGGGGCGGGGCGTGGGCTGGAACCTGGGGCGGGTTCTCGGAGTCCGAGGGCGAGCCCGCCACCGTCCTCCCGCGCACCTTCACCGTTGCCGTGAGCGGCGCGCCCGCGGTCGAGTTCACCGTCGAGGTTGACCCATGACTATCCCCGCGATCACCGACATTACCCGCACCCGCGGCGAGGTCTACCCCGACGTCTCCGTCACCGTCGGCGCCGACCTGACCGGCCACACCGCGCATCTCGTGGTTGCGCTCGCCGACGGAACCGTCGTCGCCTCGATCGCTGGCTCGGTTGCCGCCGGCGCCACCTCGACGATCACGGCCACGCCGACCGCGCCCACGGTGGCGACCGCCTACGCCGCGGGCGAGGCCGAGTACGCGGTGATCCTCGACGTGGCTTCGGACGCGGCGCGCCGCACGATCGCCGCTGGTGACTGGATCGTGGTGGACCGGCCCGGTCCGGCCTGATCTTGGGTCCCGCACCCCGCCCGTGCGCTCCTGCCTCATGGCCTTCCGCTCGACCACGCCGGCCTCGACCAAGCTGTTCGGCCTCGACATCGCCGGCACCGTCTCGTCGGCGATCGCCGGCGCCGGCGGCGTCACCCCGGCGGTGCTGATCAAGCGCGGGCCGCGGGTGCGCGCCACCGCCGATCCGGCCAACGGCACGCGGTCGACGGACACCCGGATCCCCTGCCAGGCGATCGTCGACGGCAGCGACGCGGAGGCGGCGATCACGCTGCTCGGGGCGTCGATCGTCTACCAGGGCGCGCGGGTCGTCCCCGAGGCCGGCGACGCGATCGAGGTGCGCGGGCGGACGCTGGAGATCGGCGCGGTCGAGGCGGACCCGGCCGCGGCGACGTACACCTGCCGGGCCGCGGGCGCGGGGCGGGTGCTGCGGTGAGCCGCCCCAACTGGGAGACGTACGCCTCCGACCCGATCGCCACGATCCGCGAGGTCATCGCCGAGTGGTCGAGCGACCCGGCGGTCAGCGCATCGCCCACGGCCGCGTCCTGGCGATCGCTGCCGCGGTGTCACCGGCTCCGCGCGGCGCTCTACCAGGCGGCCATCCGGTGACCAAGGCCCGCCTCGGCGACCTCCTGCGCCGCATGCCGCCGCGGCTGGCGCGCAAGTACCGCGAGATCGTGCAGCGGGTGCGCTCGAAGTGGGTGCTGGCCGAGCTCGAGAAGGCCGTCGAGGCCGGCGCCGGCGCGCTCGACGCCGTGGTCAACGACATGGCCACCAGCGCCAGCGCGGTCACCGCCACCGCCGCGGGCATCCACAACGCGGTCGCCGCCGAGGTGGCCGAGTACCTGACCGCGCGCCTCGACCAGCTCGTCGCCTACGACGTCGCCAACCCGCGGGCCGTCCAGCTCCTGCAGATGAACCGGCTGCGGCTGATCCAGGCGATCAGCGACGACCAGCGCGAGGCGATCGCGGAGATCCTGCGCCTGGGCAACGAACGCGGGTTGAATCCGAGGGCGATGGCCGTCGACATCCGCGAGGTGATCGGGCTCGACCCGTACCGCGCGCGCATCGTCGCGAACTACCGCCGCGCGCTGGAGTCGAGCGACCTGCACGCGCTGAGCTACAAGCTGCGCGACGCCCGCTCGGACAAGGCGATCCGCGCGGCGTTCGAGGCGGGCAAGGGCTTGCCCAGGGAGCGGATCGACAAGCTCGTCGACAAGTATGCTCAGCGCCAGCTGGCGAACCGCGCCGAGGCGATCGCACGGACCGAGGCCCTGCGCGCGGTGCACGGCGGGCAGGAGGAGTCGTGGCAGCAGGCCGTCGACGACGGCAAGCTCGACGCCGCGCAGATCCAGCAGGAGTGGCACGCCGGCAGCGCGCCCCGCACGCGGGCGCACCACGTCGCGATGCGCGGCCAGAAGCGGAAGTGGGGCGAGGCGTTCCGGTCGGGGCGGGGCAACCTGCTGCGCTACCCGTGCGACCCGGACGCGCCGGCGTCGGAGACGATCCAGTGCCGCTGCAGTCGAACTGTTCGCATCCTGCCGCCGGGCCAGGCGCCGATCGGTGAGGCCGACGAGGGCGCTACGGCTTCCTGATCCGCCGCGCGCACTTGCGGCAGAGGTGCCCGATCGTGATCCCCGGCGCCAGCTCGAGCGGCACCGGCTCGGGGAACTTGCAGGCGCAGTAGGGCGCGGGGTCGGTCACCGTCGGCGAGGCTAGCACGCGCCGCCCGCCTGGCGCTTCGCCTCGATCCACGCCAGCACCTCGGCCCGGCGGTACCGCGGCAGCGTCCGTGCGCGCGACGCCGAGCCGCCGATCGTCCGCCCGAACTTGCGCCACGGCGGCCCGTCGCCGGCGGCGCGCCACTTCTCCAACGTGTCGACGCCGACGCCGATCATCGCGGCGACCTCCGCCGTCGACATCAGGCGCTCGTCGAGCTGGCGCTCCCGCCAGGCCGCCACGACGTCCACGGCGACGCCGAAGAACGCGGCGACGTCCTGGATCGTGACGATGCGGGGCACGTTGCATCGGTAACGCACGAACGACCGCCGGCCCAAGTTCGGGTCGCGCACGCGCGCGGGCGCACGGTGGCCGCGTGACCACCGTCGCCATCGCCAAGCGCGCCGATGCCCGCATCGCCAAGGGCAAGCTCGGCGTGTACTTCGCGTGGGGGGCGTTCTCGAAGCGCGACGGCCAGACCTTCACCGACAGCCACGGCGACCAGATCCCCGACGACGAGATGATCGCCGGCGCGCTGTCGCTGGCCAAGTCGGCGCAGCTCGGCCACGAGCACGACGGCACGATCACCGGGTCGGTCCCGCTCGTGATGCCGATGACCGAGGACGTGCAGGCGGCGCTCGAGCTGACCAGCCCGCACGCCGGCCTCGTGGTGGGCTTCACGCCGACCGCCGAGGTGGCCAAGAGCATCGACGAGTCGCTGGCCGCCGGCGAGCCGTGGCAGATGTCGATCGAGGGCCTGGCGCTGGCCGAGACGGTCGCGAAGTCGGCCGCCCCCGGCGACGTCGCCAAGGCCGAGCACAAGCGGACCCTGCGCAACCTGACGATCAACAAGATCGACCTGGTGCGCGCGGCGGCCCACGGCGCCGGCACCGCCATCGCGATCGCCAAGCGGGCCGACGCGTCGCCTGCTGTCGACGCCGATGCGCTGGCCAAGGTCGCCGCGCAGCTCCGCGAGGTCGTGAAGCGCGCCCCGGCGATGACCACGCCGACCGCGGGCCACCAGCACCTGATCTGGGACGTCGAGGAAGCCGACGGCGGGACCTCCTACGAGGTGATGCCGGGCTCCGAGTACGGCCACAGCCACCCGTTCGTCCGCCTCGCGGACGGCTCGATCTCGATCGGCGAGGCCGCCGGTCACACCCACACCGTCAGCACCGAGGAAGCCACCATGGCCGACGACATCAACAAGCAGCTCCTGGCCGCGCAGGCCGACGTCACCAAGGCCGAGCAGCGGACCGCCGCCGTGCTGGCGCTGCCGGTCGAGCAGTTCGCCTTCGCCAAGCGCCTGGTCGGCGGCGAGCTGGCCGCGTACCTCGCCAAGAGCGCCACCGAGCGCGCCGAGGCCGCCAAGCCGGTGCACGTCGCCAAGAGCGGCGAGGTGTTCTACGCGTCGGACGACGCGCGCCTCGTGTCGATGGCCAAGGCCCACGACGCGATGGCCGAGCAGGTCGAGCTCGCCAAGGCCGCCACGGCGACCGCCGAGATCGCCAAGGCCGCCGCCGCGCTGCCCAACGTCAAGGGCGCCGACCTGATCGCCAAGGCGATCCACGGCGGCGCGCTCACCGCCGACGAGCGCAAGAGCGCGCTGGCCGACCTCGCCGCGGTCAACGCGAGCATCGCGCTGATCACCCAGCCCATCGGCAAGGGCGGGGCGCCGGCGTCGAACGACGCCGAGTCCCAGCTCGAGGCGCTGGCCAAGAGCATCCAGGCCGGCGTCCCCGGCATGTCGTTCGCCAAGGCGTTCGACGAGGCGCTGGCCACCGAGAAGGGCGCCGCCCTCTACGCGCAGGCCGAGGCCGCCAAGCGGGCGTAGCCGCTCGCTCCACCACCCGCCCCACCCGCCACCACCGCATCAGGAGCGCCCACCATGGCCACTTCCCAGCTCGAGCAGTACAACACCGTCTCGATCCTCGCCGGCGAGGATCTGTCGGCCGCGCAGTTCCGCTTCGTCAAGCTCTCGTCCGGCGCGGTCGTCAAGGCCGGCGCGGGTGACCCGGTGCTCGGCGTCCTGCTGAACAAGCCGGCCTCGGGCGAGATCGCGTCGGTCCAGATCGGCGGCATCGCGCCGGTCGCGGTGGACGCCGCGGTGACCGTCGACGACAAGGTGATGTCGAGCTCGGACGGCCAGGCCGCGACCAAGACCGGCACCAACAACTCGGCCGGCGTCGCGCTGGCGACGGCGACCACGGCCGGCGAGGTGATCGCGGTCAAGCTCGAGTCGAGCGACGGCGTGCCCGGCGGCGGCGTCGCCAGCTTCGAGAACACGGCGATCACCCCGGGCGTCGCGCTCGCGCTGATCACCGTCGACGGCACCGACACGCTGACCCTCGCCGACGGCTCGCTGCCCGGCCAGGAGATCGAGATCCTGTGCATCTCGGCCAGCAACAGCCCGGTCGGCACGCTGACCATCAACGACGCCTACGGCTCCGAGCCGACGTCGTGGGTGTTCACCACCGCCGGCCAGGGCATCAAGCTCCGTTGGACCACGACCGGCTGGAAGCTGATCGGCCTCAAGCAGATGGGCTCGGAGACGGTCGCCAACGCCGGCACCGCGAACCCGCTCTGCCTGCTGCACCTCGTCTCGATCGCCGACACCGTGGACTTCATCCAGGGCTCGGGCGTCATCGCCGGCCAGCGGTCGATCTGGTGCGCCACCGCCAACAGCGGCACGCCGGTCGGCACCGTCTCGGGCCTGTTCTACGACGAGGACGGCAGCGCCGACGGCATCGACGTGAACTTCAACGCGGCCGGCGACTCGGCCGCGCTCGAGTGGGTCGGCTCGCGCTGGTTCGCCTACTCGCTCGTCTCCGCGACCGTCTCGACCTGATCGGCCGCTCCGGGTCGGCGCCATCGCGGCGCTGACCCTCCCCTCCGCATCCCCTCCGCTCACCTCTCCAGGAGCCCGCCATGCCCAAGCTCACCCCCGGCGACGTCCACGTCAACCGCCCGCTCGGCAACGTGTCGATCGCGCACTTCCAGGCCAGCACGAACTTCGTCGCCAACCGCGCGGGCCTGACGATCCCCGTCGAGAAGCAGACCGACTCGATCTTCCGCTTCAAGAAGGGCGCGTTCCACCGGAACGAGATGGCGATCCGGGCGCCGGGCGCGGAGTCGGTCGGCGGCGGCTTCGACATGGACACCCCGCTGACCTACACGTGCCCGGTCCGCGCGTTCCACAGCGACATCCCCGACCAGGTGCGCGCGAACACCGACGCGCCGCTGAACCAGGACCGCGCGCACACGATGCTCGTGACCCAGAAGGCCCTGATCGCGCGCGAGGTGTCGTTCGCCTCGGCGCTCATGGCCAGCGGCGCGGCCTGGGACGTCAAGAAGGCCGGCGTCGCGTCGGGCTCCTACGTGCTCGGCACCAACGTCATCAACTGGGACGACTACACCAACTCGAACCCGATCGAGGACGTCGCCTACTACTGCACCCAGGTGCACAAGAACAGCGGCGGCTTCCGGCCGCGCCACGGGATCATGTCCCGCTCGGTGTGGGACGTCATCAAGAACCACCCCGACATCACCAGCCGCATCACCGGCGGCTCGACGATCCTGAACCCGGCGATCGTCACCCAGCAGCTGGTCGCGAGCCTGTTCGAGCTCGAGGAGCTGCTGGTGATGGACGCGGTCTACGACACCTCGCTCGAGGGCGGCACCTCGTCGATGTCGTTCCTCGGCGGCGACGCGTTCCTGGTCTACTACAAGCCGCCGGCCGCCGCGATCGAGATGCCGAGCGCCTTCTACCAGTTCAACTGGACCGGCATGTTCGGCATGGCCCCCGAGACGGGCGCGCGCGTGTCGAAGTTCCGGGTCGAGGCGGTGAAGTCGGACCGCATCGAGATCGAGAGCGCCTACGACGTCAAGCTCACCGGCGCCGACATGGCCTTCCTGCTCTACGACCTCAAGGCGTAGCGCACCGCCGGCGCCGCGCCGGCCACCGCGGGTGAGTGAGCCAGCAACACGGCGGCCTCATACGCCGCAGAACCGGGTGCGATTCCCGGGCCCGCAACGACGAGCACCACCATGGCCCCACCGATCAAGCGCCACACCTACGGACCGCGCCGGACGACCTTCGACCCGAAGCGCCCGCTGTACGCGCGCCGCGCGTTCGGCACGCACCAGGCGGGCGAGCTGTTCGATCCGACCGGCATCGCGCCGATGCGCCTCGCCGGGATGTTCTCGTCGCGGCTGCTGACGCACGACGCGCCACCGGCACGCGCGGCGGCCCCGCCGCCGTCGATCGCCGCCCCCGATCCCAAGCCCGGCAAGCGCCCCCGCGCGGGAGCGTGACCGTGGCGTCCCGGGCCGCGGTGATCGCCGCGCTTCGGCGGAAGGTCGCCCAGCGGTGCTGGACGATCCAGACCAACGCGCACGCCGAGCTGACCGTGGCCACGCCCGTGGACACGGGCAACGCGCGCGCCAACTGGCAGGCGACGCTCGACGCGCCCGCCGTCGACGTCGTGACCGTCTCGCCCGGCGCCGTGATGGAGCCGCCCGGCAAGGACTTCGACGCCGAGCGCCTGCGGTTCGTCAGCAACCGCACCAGCTACATCCGCCGCCTCGACGCCGGCCACAGCAAGCAGGCGCCGGCCGGGTTCGTCCGCCTGGCGCTGGCCAAGGCGGTGCAGTCGTGACGCCGCTCGAGGCCACCAACGCGGTCTTGGCCCACGCGATCGCCAACTGGAACGCGGCCGACGCGGTGCTGACGTTCGACGGCGAGCGGTTCGACGCGCCCGAGGGCGAGCCGTGGATCCGGCTGACGATCCGCGACCTGCCGACGGCCAGCGTCACGCTCGGCGCCCGCAGCAACCGCCTGGCCGAGCGCCGGGCCACGCTGATCGCCCAGGTGTTCGCCCCGCTCGAGGTCAGCGATGGCGCCGGCGCCGCGCTCGCGCTGGCGATCGCCTTCCGCGACCTCTTCGAGCCGGCCGACGTCACCGCGACGGCCGGCGTCGTCCACATCATCGGCGGCGCCACGGTGCGCCGCATCGGCGTCGACGGCGCCTGGTACCAGGTCAACGTCGACGTGCCGCTCACCTACCACGAGACGATCTAGGAGCCCGCCATGGCCAACAATCCCAGCCAGACCAGCGCCACCTCGCAGGCGATCGCCCTGATGTCGGCCTACGGCACGCTCGGCGGCTCGCCCGAGTGGCACCAGCTCAACCCCACCGACATCTCCGGCGTGCTCGCGGCGACCACCGACGCGATGCACGACACGATCGACCCGTCGAACCAGTACGAGGCCGGGTCGATCGTCGGGCTCGAGGCCAAGCCGCGGATCGCCGCCGGCTTCACCTACCAGCTCGCCAACCTCCTGCTACCGGGCGCGATGCGGACGCAGTGGACGCCGCTGATCGGCGCCACCAGCGGCCCGCGCGCGCTCGACGCAACCGCGGTGCGGCCGACCTCGGCCACCTCGGCGCACTACGTCCACCCGTCGATCACCACGGCGCTCCCCACGTCGACGCTGGTCAAGGTCAGCGGCTGCGCGACCGCGGCGAACAACGGCGTCAAGGTCGTCAGCGGCGTGCCGTCGGCGACGAACACGCCGGTCAGCGGCGGCCTCACCGCCGAGACGTTCACGGCGGCGCAGAACGTCACCCTCGAGGTGTGCGGCTTCCAGTTCAGCTCGGGCGACGCGACCATCACCGTGTCGGGCTCGACGATCACCCTCGGCACGACCACCAAGGACCTGACCGAGCTGGGCCTGGTCACCGGCCAGCCGATCTTCATCGGCGACTCGTCGGCCGCGGCGTACAGCTTCGCGACCGCCGCCAGCAACGGCCCGGCCCGCGTGCTGACGATCGCGGCCAACGCGATCACGCTCGACTCGACGTTCACGACGTTCGTCACCGACGCCGGCACGTCCAAGACGATCCGGATCTTCTTCGGCCAGTCGTGCCGCATCGTGCCGCGCACCTCGGCCAACTACGTCGAGAGCTACTACCAGATCGAGACGTCGGTCGAGAACCTGGGCGCCGCCAACGCGACCCGGTACCTCTACAGCGAGAACACCGGGCTCGACGTGCTGACGATCGCCGCGCCGTCGTCCGCGCTGGCGACGCTGACCTGCGACGCGATGGCCACCGACGTGACCGACACGGACACGCAACGGACCAACGCCAGCACGCCGACGCTGCCGAAGCGGACGATCGCCTACAACACGACGACCGACATCAGCGGCCGGCTGTTCCTCTCGTCGGACGGCACCGCGCTGACCGGCTACGTCCAGGCGGCGACAATCACGATCGAGAACCAGGCCACGCCGAACCCGGCGCACGGCGTCCTCGGGTCGGCGATCACCAGCTTCGGCAAGATCCGCGTCAAGCTCCAGATGACCGTCATCCTCACGGAGTCGGGCATCATCTCGGCGGCGCGGAACAACTACGAGGTCAAGGGCAACGTCTGGCTGCGCAACGGCGACGGGGCGATCGTGTTCGACATCCCGTCGGCGCGCCTCAAGACGTCCGCGGTCAACTTCCCGCGCAACCAGGTGATCACGATCGACGCCGAGATGACCGCGAACAAGGACACCACGTGGTCCACCTCGCTGATCGCGTCGAAGATCCCCGGCTGCCCGGCGCTGCCGTCGCGGTAAGCGCCGATGTTGGGCCGCGGCGTCCCGAGCGCGGATGGTGGCCTGGATGACCGACGACGATTTCGGAATCCAGGCCCCGGCCGCGTCACGCCCGTTCACGTTCCCCGAGGACCAGGTGCGCGGCGGGTGGGCGATCGCGTTCAAGTCGCTGCTCGCCTCGTGGGACGACTTCGTGGCGCGCTCGCTGCGCGAGGAGGCGGTCGACCTGCAGATCGACCGGACGACCGCGACCGCGGCGCAGCTGGCCGAGCGCCGCGCGCACCGGCTGGCGCGGCTGGTCGAGCGCGTGGCCATGCTGACCAGGGCGGGCGAGGACCGGACGGCCGACGCGCCGGCGTTCCTGGCGCGCCTGGCCGAGCTGCGGCCGGACGTGTTCGACGTGTTGGTGGGCTACTGCTACAGCGCCGACGCCTACCGGCCCGAGGATGCGCCGGCGCCCGCGCCACTCGACCCGGAGCCGATCGCGGGAAACTCGTAGCGCGCCTACTCCACGCTCAGTGGCGTGGGCGCGTGACGACGTGGGAGCAGATGCCGGCCGAGGCCAAGGCGGCGATCATGGCCGGCAACCCGGCGGCGCGGCCAGTCCCCGAGCTGTACCCGCAGTGGGCGGCGATCTGCATGGTCGCGTTCCACGACCTCGCGACCTGCCGATCGGTCGGCTTCGACATCGGCCCGATCCCCTGGACCGCGATCACCGCGTGGGCCGCCGAGCACGGGCTCCGCGGCGAGACGCGGCGCGTGTTCGTCACCGTGATCCGCCGGATGGACGCCGCGTGGCTCGAGTCGGAGCGCGCGCGCCTGGCGGCAGAGGCGAAGAACAAGGAGCCGGGCCATGGCCGATGAAAACTTCGGGATCGTCGTCGAGATCGACCCGCGGCCGGCGCTGGCCGGAACCACGCAGGTCGACAAGGCGCTCGAGAAGAACGAGCAGTCGGCCAGGGACTTCGCCACGGTCGCCGACGAGTCGATGCGGGCCGCGGCGGCGGCGGCGCGCGCGGCGGCCAAGGAGACGGAGCGCGCGATCGTCGCGGCGAACAAGGCCGCGGCGCAGGCAGCCAAGGCGGCGAGCCGCGAGTCCGAGCTGGCCGCGAAGGCGCAGGAGCGCGCGCAGGTCGACGCCGCGCGCAAGGCCGCCGCGGCGCAGAAGGCGTCGGCGGACGCGCAGAAGCAGGCACAGGCCCAGCTCGCGGCCAGCTACCGGGCGATCGTCGGCCCGGCGGCCGAGTACAACGCCAAGCTGGCCCAGGCCGTCGCGCTCGAGCGCCAGGGCGCGATCTCGGCCCAGCAGCGCGCCAACTACGTCCGCGGCCTCCAGCGCGAGATGGCGCAGTACAACGCCCAGCAGAAGGGCGGGGTGAGCGGCGCGCTCTCGTCGGCGGCAAGCTCGCAGCTCGGGGCTATCGCGGCGCCGGCGGCGATCGCGGCCACGGCGGTGGCGGCCGGGCGCGAGATCATCTCGCTCTCGGACGCCTACAAGAACCTGACGAACCGCATCCGCACGGTCACCGACAGCGAGGCCGAGGCGATCGCGGTGCGGTCCAAGCTCCTGGAGATGGCCAACCGGACGCGCTCCGACGTGGGCGCGACCACCGAGGGCTACGTCCGGCTCGCGTCGGCGACCAAGAACCTGAACCTCTCGCAGTCGCAGCTGCTCAACTTCACGGAGAGCCTGAACAAGACGATCAAGCTCTCGGGCGCGACCGGCGCCGAGGCGCAGGCCGGCCTGATCCAGTTCGCCCAGGGCCTCGGGGCCGGCGCCCTCCGCGGCGACGAGCTGCGGTCGGTGATGGAGCAGCTCGGACCCGTCGCCGACGTGATCGCGAAGCAGCTCGGCACGACGCGCGCCGGCCTCAAGGCGTTCGGCGAGCAGGGGAAGATCACCGCCGACGTCGTGGTCGCGGCGTTCGCGGCGCAGCGCGAGGAGATCGACCGCAAGTTCGGCAAGAGCGTCGCGACGTTCTCGGACCTCTGGACCGTGCTGCACAACAACGTGCAGGCCGCGGTGGGCCAGCTCGTCGAGGCTGTCGGCGGCATGCCGGCGCTCGAGAAGGCGTTCGCGTCGGCGGGCAAGACGATCGCGGAGATGGGCCACGGCATCGCGGTCGCGGTCCAGAACACCAAGGACCTGGCCAGTGCCGGCGCCAAGCTCAGCGGCGTGATGGGGCAGCTGGCCGGCGACAGCGACCTAGCGGCGATCGCTACCGGGAACTTCTTCACGAACTACGGCAAGGTCAGCGACCTGATCCGGGGCACGAGCCTTGGCGCGGCGATGAATGCCGAGGCGTTGAAGATCAACGAGGCGCTCGAGAACTGGAACAAGACCGTTGCCGCCTGGCAGAAGTTCACCGGCGGCTCCGCGCTCGTCGACCGCGCGATGGGCGGCATCGGCGGTGGCGACGTGGACGCGGTGGTCAAGGCCGGGCTCAAGCGGGCCAAGGACGCCAAGGAGGCCGCGCGCGAGCACGAGCGCGCGGTGCGCGACGCCGCCGCGGCGTGGAAGGACTGGCTCGGCGAGGTCAAGGAGGGCACGGCGGGCGTGTTCGAGCGCGTCGCGCTGCGGATCGACGACACGGCCGACTCCATGCGCGGACTCGTCGAGGAGTCGCTGGCCGCGGCCGAGGCGCAGCGCGCGTTCAACGACAACGTGTCCGAGCTGGGCGGCAAGATCGGCGAGAAGATCGGCGGCCTGTTCGAGTCGGTGAACAACGCCGGCAAGGCCGTCACCGAGACGCTGCAGAACGCCAAGCCGGTGGCGGTCGACTTCGGCGCCACGCTCACGGAAACGCTGGGCGGCGCGCTGGACCAGACGATCGACGCGTTCGTCGAGATGGCCAACGGCGGAAAGGCCAGCTTCGCCGACCTCGCGCGCAGCGTGATCGCCGACATCGAGCGCATGCTGATCAAGCTGCTCATCTTCCAGGGGCTCAAGGCCGCGCTGGGCGGCGTCTCGGGCGGCGGCGGCTTCCTGGCGGCGGTCGGCGGCGCGTTCGGCCTCAACCTCGGCAACAACGCCACCGGCGGGTCCTACGTGGTGCCGTCGACGGGCGGCGGGGGCGTCGACTCGGTGCCGATCTACGCGCGCGCCACGCCCGGCGAGCGGGTGACGTTCACGCCGCCAGGACAGGCAGTGCCGGGCGGCGGTGGCGCGCCGGCGAACGTCAACGTCAAGACCGTCATCGTGGCCGACGTCCATGCCGCCGGCCTCGAGGCCATGCGGACGCCCGCCGGCACGCGGGTGATCATCGACGCGATCGCGGCCAACCCCGGCGCGGTCCGGGCGGCGGTGGGCCGGTGACGGCGCCGGTCCTGCTGCCGGTCGAGTCCTGGCGCATCCTCTGGCGCTGGCGGACCAACGTGATTCCGCTGGCCAACAGCACGGAGCAGCGGGCGTGCACCGCGGCCCTGCCGCGCGTGTTCTTCGCCGGCGCCGTCGACCTCACCGACGCCCAGCAGCGCGCGCTCCACGCCACGCTGATCGCCTCGCCCACCGCCACGGTGCCGGTGGCCCAGCCGCACGAGGGCACGCCGACCACGGCGGCGGTGACGGGCGCGGCGGTGGTCGTGGACGCGACCTGCTGCGACTGGATCGCCAACGGCCGACGGGTGCTGGTGGTCGGCGCGGGCGGGGCGATGTTCGACACGACGATCTCGAGCTTCACCGGCGGCTCGCTCACCCTGGCCGCCGGGCCGACGTCGGGCACGTACCCGGCCGGCGCGACGATGGTCTACCCCTGCGTCGACTCGTTCGTGGACGACGGCCAGCAGGTGACGCGCTGGCCGGTCACCCTGACCCGGTGGCAGCTCGCGGGGCGCCAGCAGGTCGCGACGTCGATCGGCGGCGCCGGCGGCGCGGCGGTGACGACCTACGCCAGCCTGCCGGTGCTGGTCGACCGGCCCCTGATGGCGGGCGCCGACGGCGAGAGCTACCAGGGCGGCCTCGAGTGGGCCGACGCCGGCGGCGCGGTCGCGGTGAGCTCGACGTGGCTGCGCGGCGCCCGGTCCCGGGCCGGCACCTGGCTGATCCGCGGCGCCGCCGAGCGGCAGACCTGGAAGGTGCTGCTCGCGGCCCTGCGCGGCCGCTGGAAGCCGCTGCTGGCGCCGACGTGGCGGCCGGACGCGACCCTGCAGGCCCAGCCGGCGGGCGGCGCGACCACGCTGCGGCTGGCCGAGTCGCTGACCGATCTGGCGCCGATCGCGACCGCGGCGCACGTGCAGCTCGAGTTCGCCGACGGGTCGGTGGTCTACCGCACGATCTCGGGCATCACCGACGCCGGGGCCTACCGCCAGGCCACGCTGACCGCGGCCCTGCCGGGCTCGATCCCGGGCGGCTCGGTGCGCACGGTGTCGATGCTCGAGACGGTGCGGCTCGGCACCGACGACGTGCAGGTCGAGTACCGCGGGGACTGGATCGGGCGGGTGACGCTGCCGCTGGTGCGGGTGGCGGGCTAGCGGCGGGTCGGCGCGCCGCGCAGGATCGGGATCAGCATGGCCATCAACGGCGCCATGAGCGCGGCGCCGCCAGCCTTCCAGCTGCCCGACTCGATGAGCCGGGCGCCGATGTAGAGCGCGAAGATCGACACAGTGGCGGCCGTGAACTGCGCGATGTACGTGACGCGGACGTCGGCGCGCATGCCGAGCAACGCGCGCTCGTGGCGCTGGACCTGCTGCTGTTCGATGATCGCGATCAGCCGGTCGACGGCCTGGGGCGACACGCGGCCGTACGCGGCCAGCAGCTCGGGCGGCGGAAGCGGGCTCGAATACGACACCTCGGCGCTGGCCATCGCCATCCGTGATTCCACGGCGCCGCCGGTGGTCGCGACTTCGGACCGCTGCCCTTGCAGCCCCTTCGCCCGTCCGCGGCTGCTCACGCGACGGCCGGCGGGTTGCGGCGCATGACCTCGTGCATCAGGAACCCGACCTCGACGAGATCGCGGCGGCGCTCCTCGGCGGCGCTGACCTCGGGATCGGCGAACAGCTGGATCTTCAGCGGCTCGAACGCGAACCGCAGATCGACCGCGAGCTTCAGGCCGTTGAAGAACACCAGCAGGGTGCGCACGCCCCGATCATGGCCGCGCGCGGGCCGGTGCGCAACATCACCCCGCGCGGGTGCTGTGCGCCGGTTCAGCTTGACAACCGGTCGAACCGGCCACCACCTTGTCGCATGCTCGCCCGCCTGGCCCCGATCGTGATCCTCCTGGCCGCTGCCTGCTCGGACCCTGCCGAGCTGCCCGAGTCGATGCAGCTGACCGGCGTGGCAGGCACCGCGATGGGCGACGCGCAGTGCGGGAACCTCGTCGGAGTTCCGCCCGCGGCGCCGTTCACGATGAACATCCGCAACCACAGCGACCCGGCAACGTGCACATGCGCCTCAGACTCGGCCCTGACGGGAAGCTCGCCGTGTAGCTTCGACGGCAACCAGATGACGTGCCCCGTCAACGACGGCCTGACCGTCTGGTCCGTGACGTTCGATCCCGAGGCGATGACTGCCTCCGTTTCGGTCACGCGTGGAACCTGCTCGGCCTCGGTCGCTGCCACCGTCGCCGAGCTGACCGCGAACTAGGGATCCCGCCGGCCGCGCGCGTAGCGTGTCGGCGTGGCCTACCTCGACGACGAAGCCTCGACCGCCGACGGCGACGTCACCGAGCTGTACGACTTCACGGGACCGACGGCCAGCTACCGCTACACCAGCGGCGCGACCGCGGTCACGTACGGCGGCAACAGCTACACGCCCGCGCCGGGGCTGAGGCGGTCGGCGCTTGAGCACCCCACCTCGGGCGGCGAGGGATCGCTGACGGTCACGCTGCGCGCCTCCGAGACGGTCGTCGTGGCGTTCGCGTTCGCGGCGCCGCCGCGGTCGCTGCGGCTCCGCATCTACCGCCAGCAGGCCAACAGCGGCGAGACGACGACGATCTGGGACGGCGAGGTGGTTGCCATCGAGGCGCGCGGCGCGCTCGCGACGGTGCGCACGCTGTCGAAGCTGGGCGCGTGGCTGCGCCGCCAGATCCCCGGCCTCGCGGCGTCGTGGCGCTGTCCTCACCGCCTCTACGACGCCCGCTGCAAGCTGACCGCGACCGATTGGGACCTGGCGACCACCGTGTCGTCAGTGGGCGGCGGAGGCACCACGATCGTCGTCGCCAGCGTCGGCGGCCAGCCTGACGACTGGTTCGCCAAGGGCGCCGAGATCCTGCGCGTGAGCGATGGAGAGCGCCGCATCGTCTACCGGCAGGTCGGCACCACGCTGACGATCAACGACCCGTTCCCGACGCTGACCGCCGGCGACAGCGTGACCCTGTTCGCCGGCTGCGACCACACGCACCGCTTCTACACCGACTTCGTGGGGACGATCCTGGTGTCGGGCGACTGCCAGTCGAAGTTCTCCAACGCGGTGAACTTCGGCGGCGAGCCGTCGATGCCGGGTTCCAACCCGTTCACGTTGAACATCCGCTACGTGCGGAAGGACTGACCATGGCCTGGTATGACCTCGTGCGCTCGGGGATGTTTTCGCTCCCGATCCTGAGCCGCTTCGCGCCGCGCCAGGACGACGGCGCGCGCGAGAAGCCGCGCACCGCCGAGGACGCCAACATCCCACGCGACGCCGACGGCTCGACGCTACCGCTGGTGTACGGGACCGTGCGCGTGCGCTCGCCGATCGTCGCCCGGGTCGGCGACTTCATGGCCGAGCCGATCACCGTCGACGGAAACAAGATCGCCGACGACTACTTCATCGCGATGCGCCTGACGGTGTGCCGCGGCAACAGCGCGCTCGCGGACACGACCGGCGGCGCCTCGCTGGTGGCGTTCTACGTCGGCGACAAGAAGGTCGAGCTGTTCGGGCCTCCGATCGTTGGCACCACCGACGGATCCTCGCACCTCAGCTACGACGCGATCTCCGATGGGCTGCTCGAGATCCCGGACGGCGACGGCGACCCGCGGGTATTCCCTGATGTTCTCGGCGAAATCTACTTCTACCGTGGACGCTGGGATCAAGAGCTGAACGCGCGCGACCTGACCGACAGCGAGCACGCGACGTACACGACGCCGCGGCGCGGGCGCGTGATGATCTCGCTGCGGGGACGAGGCCACAACGGGAGTGGAGACGAGCTGCACTGGCACCTCGGCACCGGCGGGACCGTGCCGCCGATGTCGCCGGTGGTCAACAACCCGATCCTGATCTCGGGCTACGAGGCCGAGACGGCGCCGATCGGGACCGGGGACGCCAACCCAATCGCGATCCTCTACGACCTGCTGACCAACCCGTTCGGCGGGCTCGGCATCGACACCGCGCTGATCGACACGGCCAACTTCGCCGCCGCCGCCGAGACGCTGCGCGACGAGGGCCACGGGATGTCGCTCGAGATCGCGCGCGACCTCGACGCCCGGGCGGCGATCGACCTGGTGCTCAGCCAGATCGACGCGGTGCTGCGCCAGGACCCGACGAACATCACGGTCAAGCTCATCCGCGAGGACTACACCGTCGGCGCGCTGCCGATCATCGACGAGGGCAACGTCGACGGCCAGCCCGAGATGGGCGTGACCCTGATGTCCGAGGCGGTGACCGAGGTCAAGGTCACGTACATCAACAGCGCGAAGGACTGGATCGACGACAGCGAGACGGCGCGCGACGACGCGCTGCTGAACGCGCTCGGCGGCCGGCGCAACCCGCAGACCTGGGACTACCCCGGGTGCAGCAACCAGCCGCTCGCCGCCAAGCTGGCCGCGCGCCAGCTCAACCTGCTGTCCCGGCCGCTGCGGTCGCTCTCGGTGCGCGTCAAGCGCGACCAGGCCACGCTGCGCGCCGGCGATGCCTTCCGGTTCCAGTGGGCCGCGTACGGCTCCAGCGGCGTCGACATCGTGTTCCGCGTCGCCAAGGTGAACACCGGCACGCTCGAGGATGGCACGGTGACGATCGAGGCGATCCAGGACCGGTTCACGGCGCCGGGCTCCCTCTACCAGAACGAGCAGATCAGCGACGACGAGGTGCCGACCTACGCCACGCCGATCCTGCTGCGCACCATCACCGAGGCCCCGCGCTGGATCCAGCTCAAGGCGTTCGAGGCCGGCACGCTCGCCAACGTCGACGCCCAGCGCGGCATGTACCTCGCGCGCGCCGAGGGCTCCGATGACCGCTACCGCGTCGACACTGACGACGCCGGCGACCTGGCGGCCCGCACCTTCCCGGGCAGGTTCGAGCTCGACGACGTGTACTTGCGCACGCAGGGGCCGTACGACACCACCGGGATCCAGATCCGCGCGGTCAGCGGGTGGACGCCGGCCAGCGCCACGCCCACGCAGATCGCCACCGAGGGGCGCAACCTGATCCAGATCGACGGCGAGATCCTGGCGTTCGAGACGGCCACGTTCGTCAGCGGCAGCACGTGGACCCTAGACAACGTGTGGCGCGGCGTCCTCGATACGGTGCCCGCGGACCACGCCGAGGGCGCTACCGGCTACGTGCTGCCCGGCAGCTTCGCCGCCGGTGCCCTGGGCTCGCGCGTCCTCGTCCACGGCACCGTCTACGAGGCCACGACGCTGGCCGCGGCGGGCACGACCTGGACGCCGGCCGCCGAGTCGCCGGTCGACACGCTGACCGCCACCAGCCGCGTCCGCCGGCCGTACCCGGTCGACAGCCTGACGGTCAACGGCTCGCAGTCGCCGGCCGCGCTCTCCGACGACGGCGTGACGATGACCTTCGCCAAGCGCGACCGCACCAAGGGCACGATCACGCGCCCCGACGCGGCGACGGAGACGCCCGAGGCCGGGACCGCGTACCACGCCGTCGGGTACAAGGGCACGGGGCCGATCGACGGCGGCACGCAGGTGACGCTGCAGGCTGGCATCACTTCGGGGACCACGCGCTACCCGCTCGGCGCCGTCGGCCACGGCACGCTCGAGGTCGGCGTCGACTCGGCGCTGGCGGTGACGCTGCCCGACGGCACCACGCCGACGCTCACGGCCTGGCAGGTGCCGACGCTCGAGGTGGTGGCGCCGCGCCACCGGAACCTGCTGATCAACGGGAAGTTCGACGACGCGTCGAACAACTGGACGATCACCGCGGGCACGGCCAGCACCGGCAGCGGCGCGGGCTCGCTCGGCGGCGGCGGGACGATGATCACCGCCGCGTCGGCGACCACGACGCTGACCTTCTACCAGGACGTGCCGATCCAGGGCTACGACCCGGCCGACCTGCGCGCGCTGCTGACCTTCGCCGCGGGCCCAACGGCGGGCGACGCCAACGACACGTTCGAGGTGACGATGACCTCGCGGGACGCGTCGAACAACGTGCTCGACACCGCGACGATCGCGGCGACGCACCCGGCCGCCTGGGACCGCTACGAGGTGGAGATCGCGAACCTCGACGTGGACACCGCCTCGATCCGCGTGTTGTGGACGATCGCGATCGCCACCAGCGGCGACGGCGGCGACACGCACGTCGACATCGGCGTGACCGAGTGCCGGCTGCGCGTCGGCGACTTCACCGGCCAGCTGCTCAGCGACGCCGAGTTCGCCGCGCTGACCGCGTGGACCCAGAGCGTCGGCACCTGGCAGATCCTCAGCGCGACCCTGTACGGGTCCGCGCAGTACGCCCGCCCGAACGACCACGCGTCGGCGCAGCTGCGCCAGTCGATTACGCCGGCGGCCGGCTGGGAGCGCAACGCCACCGCCGAGCTGGTGTTCGGGCGCATGAACGACGACACGGGCGACACGGGCACGGTCACGTTGCAGGCGCTCGACGGCGGCGGCTCGGTGCTGGGCTCGTCCACGACGGGCGCCGAGGCGAGCGCCGCGCTCGGCGGCACCAACGTCTGGGCGCCGCGGCGGCTCACGCTCGACCTGCCGGCCGGCACGGTGACGGTGCGGGTGCAGCTCGACGCGGCCCGCGTGACCGGCACGCCGCTGAACGCGTGCTTCGGCGACTTCGATCTGCGGCTCCACAAGGAGCTGGATCCGGTCGTCGACCTCGACCACACGTTCGACGCGCCACCCACACAGCGCCTCCCGGCGAGCCACGCCGAGTGGGTGTCGGCCTGGCCGAGCATCGCCCCGCCGAACGTCGCGCTGTACGCGGGCCGGGCCAACGGCGAGCTGGGCGGCGAGCCGCTGCTCGAGGTGGTCGGGGCGGCGTACACCGACGGCGAGTTCCTGTGCGACGAGGGCCGCGCCGATGGGCGGCTCCGGTCGAAGGCCTACGACCTGGTCGGCGGCTCGGTGCGGGTCGGCGCCGTCGGCGACGCGTTCATGAACTTCCGCTCGACCGAGAACTGGTGCGTCGTCGTCGCGTTCAAGGCGGACGTGTGGGACGGCGACGAGTGGGGCCTGGCCTCGCGCGTGATCTCGTCGCGCGGCTGGGAGCTGGGCCACAACGCCAGCGGCGCGGCGACGGCGACGCTGTACGGCACGACCACGGCGACCGCGACCAGCGCCGCGACGATCGGCGACCCCGGGATCGGCGTGCTGCGGATGGCCGCGATCCACCACGACGCGACCGCCGACGAGGTGGCGGTCATCGACCACACCGGCGCGACGACGGCCAGCACCGCGGCGATCGGCGAGTTCCGCGCGACGACGCCGGGCCAGGCGACCTTCGGCGACGGCCCGAGCTTCACCGCGTTCGGCGGCCAGATCGCGCGCATCTGGGCGTGGCGCGGCACCTCGACGCCGACGACAAGCGAGATCGCCAGCCTGTTCGACTACGCCACCAACCCGACCGGCGTGGCCGACCCGTACCCGCGCACCGGCTACGTCGTCACGGTCGACGGCAGCGACGCCGACGGGCTGGTGGGCCGCGGCTGGCCGATCGGCGTGGCGCCGCACGTCCTCGACGAGGAGATCGGCACGGACCTCGCGCTCGTGAGCTGCCCGGCCTGCACCAACCTCGTCTCGCCGGACTTCACGACGTGGACCACCGTCGGCGGCGTCGTCGAGACGATCGCGGATCCGCTGCTCGGGATCCGCTGCGGTCGCGCGGTCGCCAGCGCGTCGGGCGACGGCATCCGATCGCCGGTCTACGCGTTCGGCGCCGCGGCCACGGTCTACTTCCAGGTCGCGTACAGCTCGCCGGATGGCACGGCAACGTTCGTGCTCGAGGACAACAGCGGCTCGACGGTCGCGAGCTACACGCTGCCGGTCGCGGCGGTGCCGACGGTCGTGTTGTTCTCGCTGTCGTGGAGCGGCGCGACCGCCGGCAACGGCAAGCTGCGGATCACCTCGGGCAGCACCGGGCGCGCGGTCCGCGTGTCGGCGGTGCTCTACGCTGGCCTCGTCGAGCCGGCGCGGCGCACGTTCCCGATCGGCACGCCGGGCGCGATCTGTCCGTCGCTCACGGTGGCGCCGACGACGCTCTACAACGCCGAGGGCGAGCTGTACGCCGACGTCGCGCTCGTGACCCAGGGCACCGCGACGATCGCGCGGGCGTGGAACGTGACGAACACGAACGACAACCGGCAACTGCGGCTCGTGTCGGGCTCGCTGGTCGGAAAGCACGCGACCGGCGCCGGCACGAACACCGACGCCACGGCGACGCTGACGCTCGACACGGCGACGCGCTACCAGGCCCGGCTGCGATGGCAGGTCGTCGGGCTGCGCGACGGCACCGCGTCGGAGTGGACCAGCGTTCGCGGCGAGCAGGGTGCCGTGGTCGACACCGCCACCGGGCGGACTGCGACGTGGACGCCGAGCGCGACCGCGCTGACTCGCGTCGATGTTGGGCATGACGGCGGAACCGATGTCGCCGCGGGCTCGATCGCGCGGATCCGGCTGCGAGCGCGCGAGCCGCGGCTGTGATGTTGGGGTGAGCGCGAGCTGGCGCGCATCGTCGCGGCATGCGCAAGGTCACCGAGTGCTACACCGCCGCGGGCGTGGCCCAGACGCCGGACGCCAACGGCGTGTTCACGCTCGATGACGGCACCACCTACTACTTCGAGCTGGCCGAAGTTGCTGACCGCTCGGGCCTGTCGGTGCAGCTCACCTACGGCGCGACGCTGACTGCGACGGTCACGAGCGAGGGGTCCAACAAGGATGGCTCGCGGGCGACGCCGTACGGGACGAGCGGGTGGGCGCCGACCGCGCAGGCGTCGCGCAGCCTCGCGGCCAGCGCAGGCTCGGCGATCGACCACCACGCGGACTGGATGGGCGCGCGCATGCGCTACAAGGTCGTCGTCGGCTCGACCGGCGGCGGAACGCTCGGGCTCGACGAGCACGGCAAGGTCAGGAGCCTGCGATGAACCACTCGTTCAACCACGCCGGCTCCGGCGCCCTCCGCGCCGACTCGATCGACGTGACCGGCACCGTCACGGCGACGTCCATCGTCGGCACGCTGACCGGCAACAGCACCGGCACGCACACCGGCCCGGTGGTCAGTGACAGCATCACGCTCCGCGACGTCAAGCTGATCGCCCCGCCGCCGAACACGCAGGCCGAGCTACTCGCCCAGCTCGGGCTGACCGGCGTCTCGGCGTGGCGGCTCGATCAGGTCGGCGCCAACGGCAACGTCGCGTCGTTCGGCGACACGGCGACGACGCTGGTTGCGGCCGGTACGCCGACGTACGGTCACACGCTGGCTTCGGTGACCGGCAACTCGGCACGCGGCATCTACTTCGACGCGGCGACCGGCGATGCGTGCTCGGCCAACGTCCTTGCGCCCGGCACCACGTCGTTCATCTCCGGCGCGCGCGTCGCGTTCGTCGGCGATCCGGCCGGCACGACGCACTTCCTGTTCGGCTGCGTCAAGGCAGCGGCAGGGGCGCCCGGCTGGTCGATCTACGTCACCGACACGGGCGGGATCGAGTACCTGATCTACGACGGCACGCACTCCTTCACCGCGTCGATGGCCGCGGGGGTACTCCCGCTCGGCTCCGCGCCGATCGAGATCATCGCGCAGATCGACTGGACCGGCGGATCGAACCCGACGTTTCGCGCCCGGTGGTCGCGCAACGGCGTGAACCTCGGCTCGACGTCGGCGACCCTGACCGCGCTGACGACGCTGACCGCGGCGGGGCAGGAGTTTGGCTACGGCGGGGTCCCTGCCGCTGGCCCGGCGTTCAATGCCGGAACATGGGTGCAGTGGGGCTGGTACGCGAGCGGCGCGCAGACGGAGGGCGCGACGAAGGCACAGACCTGCGCGCAAGGGCTGGGCTGGGAGCAGTAGATGGGCTTGCCGGCGTACATGCGCGCGCGGACGCCCGCGGACATGCACCGCGTGCTGCTCGCGGCCGATGGGGGGCGCGTCGTCGGCGTGGCCAACTCCGACTTCACGCCGTCGCACATGCTCGTGACGCAGATCGGCGACACGGTCTACGACACGAACCGCGCCGACCCGTGGGATCTCGTCGCGGAAGGGCCGGGCGTGAGTCGAGGGCGCTCGGCGTATGGGCAGGCGTCGGGCTTCGTCGCGCAGACGCTCGAGCACCGGACCAACGGGCAGCGGTACCGCGCGAAGCGTCTCGAAGCGTTCAATTTCGGCAGCGGGTCGTGGTCGGTGCTGTTCCCATGGCGCTACGAGGCGGGAAGCGGCGGGTGGTGCATCGGGAACATCCGCGGCCCGCGACCGGAGGATCCGTTCTACGGCCACACGTCGTCGGTTACGTGGGGCGAGGACCGTGGCTGGGCGTGCAGCTACAACGGCGATGGCGGATTCGGTTTCGGCGCGTACGGGCCGGTGAGCAACGTCGACAACTGGATCAACATGGACACGGTCTGGGGCAGCTACGACGCGCGCGATGGTCGGTGGCGCTACCTCGAGACGGGATACAACCACCTCGCGCGAACCGCCTGGATGACGTGCAGCAAGCGGCTCGACGAGGGCGGCGGCGTCGCGGTATGTGCGCAGCAGACCGCGCTCGGCCCCGGCGACCTCACGAGCCCCGACTACTTCGCGACGGGCTGCCCGATGTACGGCGTCGAGCGGTCATGGTTCGACGGCGCGATCGGTCTGCCGATCTGCGTGTTCGAGGGCGACGTCGCGATCAGCCGCTGGCACTCGCGGCTCTGGGCGCTGCCGGTCTTGCAGGTCGACCTGGAGCGCAACGAATGACTCCGCCCAAGGATCCCCTGTCCGGCAAGTTCCGGCGCGACGTGCCGCACGTCGATCACGCCCACCGCGACGTGACGCGCCCGGGGCCGCACGTGGACCTCGCCGCGACGGACGACGACTTCCGCGAGTCGGCCACGCCCGTCGAGGCGCTGACCGACGCGGCGCAGGAGGTCGGCGACGCGGCACGGTCGCTCGCGGCGCACGCGATCAGCCGCGACGAGGCGGCCGGGATCCGGATGCGCCTCGCGAACCTCGAGACGTGGCGCAAGTGTACCGACGAGTGGCGCTTGAAGCTGACCGGCGTCGCGGACGGCAACGGACGGATCGGCACGATGGCGCGCGACCTCGAGAAGCTGCGCGAGGACGTCGGCCCGTCCGACGCTCGCCGCAAGGAGCGCGACGTCGTCGAGTCGATGCGCGGCGATCGGAAGCGCGTGATCGCGGCGCTCGTCGCGGCGGCCACGATCGCGGGCGGCGGCATCTACACGATCCGCGACCGCTACGACGCCGCGGCCGAAGCGCGCGGGGCCGACGCCGAGTGGCGCCGGCACGTCGATGACAACTTTCGCACCCTGTTCGGCCTGTTCGGCCTGCGGGTGCCCATCCCCTCAGGAGCCACGCCATGATGTCTCGTCACCGTCGGAACGTCGTCGATCTGTCCGCGATCGCGATCGGCCTACTGCTCGGGCTGATCCTCGCCGCGCTGCTCTTGCCGCTCGCCAAGGCACAGGCCGACGCGGGGCCGGTCGATCCGATCGTCGCCGCGGACCACGCGCCCCGCCCCGTCGCGGCGCTCGCGGTGCCCGACGAGCCGCCGCCGGCCGCGAAGGAGGCGCCGGGCGTCGTCGATCACGTCCTCGACGTGGCCGGCCCGGTCGGTCGCGGGGCGCTCGGGGGCATCGCCTGCCTCGCCGTCGCGTGGCTCCTGGCGCGCGGCCGGGAGCGATGGGGCTGGCTGCGCAAGGGCGCGGCGGGCAACGCCGCGGCGACGGTCTATGCGGCGCTCGCGACGTTCGGCGGCGTCTTGGCGGTCGGCGGCTCGGTCGGCGCGGGGCTGACCGCGGTGGGCGGGGCGATGGCGGCGGGCATGGCGCTGGTGCGGGATCCAGCGACGGCGCGCGCGCCGCTCAGGGAACCGCCGTACACCGGCGACCTTCCGCGCGAGGAGGTGCCGACGTGACCGGCCTCGACTACCTCGCGGCGCTCGCGTTGGAGCTCCAAGCCCACGACCGGCGCGACCACGACCCGGGCGATGAGGATCGGTCATGACGCATTGGGTACACCGCTCGCGGCTTACGCGGTGGCCGCTCGCCATCCTGTTGGCGCCGCTCATGCTCCTGACGTGGCGCCACGGCGTCGGATGTGAGCGCGGGCGAGTGTACTGCTCCTGTGGCGCCGTCGCCGGCCGGCTGGTCACGACCGCACCGCATGGCATGTACTTCATGGGCGACGGCTACACTGCGTTGGACCCAAGCCCGACGCGCCAGTGCCTGATGACGTGGGCGTGGCGCACGTATTGGTTTTGCCGGGGAGGCAGATCATGAGCCGGTCGAAGCGCAAGCGGCAGTGCGCGCGCCACGGCTGCACCTGCAAGCCGCGCTGTGCCGCGCGACGCAAGCGCGAGGCGATCGCCGACGAGCGACGTGACGCGCGCCACCGCAACGGCGAGGGCAGCGACCCGTGGGGCGGCGCCGAGAACGTCGCACATCGCACGAGGCCAAGTCGATGACCTCCACCTCCCTTGCCGGCCTCGTCGCCGCGCTCCTCGCCGCGGCGGTGTGGCTGCGGCTGTGGTGGGCCAAGCGGCAGACCGCGGCGCAGCGGGCGAGGGCGGAGCGGGCCGAGGCCGAGCGGGACCGCGAGGCAGGCAGGGCGGCGACGGCCGAAGCGACGCTCACCGTCACGGTCGCGCGCGAGGCCGACAAGCAAGCGGGCCGGGTGCTCGCAGGAGAGATCGATGTGCCGACGAGTGGTAGCCCTGCTGATCGGATCCGCGCTGTGGATGAGCGCGTGCGAGAGATCGCACGTCGTGAAGGTGCCGACGCCGGTGGTGGTGACGCCCCCGCCGTGCGTCGACGGCCCGCCACCGATCCCGCCCGACGTCGGGCCGGAGACTGACGAGTGGGCCAGCTACTACACCAAGTTGGCGGCGTGGGCGTGGGCCGCGTGGCGGGCGTGTCGGTAGCCGAAAAGCGAGCGGCGCAACGGGTACCAGCCGTCGCGCCGCTCATGTCCATCTGCCACCCAACCATGCCCGACGCCCACCGCGACGTCAAGCACAACACGCCGCCCCGCGCGGCAGGAGGTAGCGATGGGACTCGTTGACTGGCTCCGCGACCTCGGCGCCCGGTGGTCGGCGCCACGGGTCGAGCCACCCGAGCTCGCGGCGGTCGAGCGGGAGATCGAAGAGACGCCGGACCCTCGGGCGGCGCGGGTCGTGGCGCGGGCGCTGTCGGCCGTCGGGACCTGCACCTACTCGCTCGGCAAGGGCGGGCGGCATCCCGAGGCAGCGAGCCCTGGTGACGGCGAGGGGCGGTGCGATTGCTCGGGGTACGCAAGCTGGTCGATGGGGCTCGACCGCAAGTCCGACGCGATCGACGGCGGATGGATCTCGACCGACTCGATCGTGCGCGACGCGACCGGCCCGCGGCGGATGTTCCGCGTCGTGCCGGCCGGGCAGATCCGCGCCGGCGATCTCGTCGTGTTCGGCGGCCGATGGGCGAAGGGGCGCCGCGTCGCGATCGGCCACGTCGGCGTGGTTGTCGAGGCCGGGCCGACGATCGAGGCTTGCCGCGTGGCCCATTGTCACGGGCCGTCCGGTCGCAGCCCGGCGATCAGCGTCCGCGACGGTCGGACGTGGCGGCGGGGTGTGGCGGTGCGGCCGATGGCGTGGGGCTAGTACCGCACCACCTGCCGCACGTGCGCGATCGTCACCGTGTCGCGCCCCGGCAGGATGATCGCGATCTGCGTCGAATCGCCGCGCTGCGCGATGCCTGGCCATGCCGCCTGAACGCGTGGATCGTCGGCGGACGGGATCTCGACGACGGTGCCCTCGGGATAGGCCACGCTCGCGACCGTGAGCGGGTGGCGCAGGTAGCCCCTCATGACCCCACCGCCATCTCCGACCGCTTCGCCAAGTACCGGCGCCACCGCGGCTCCCCGAGCGCCGCGATCCGGCACGCCACGATGTCGCCAAGGTCGCGGACGGTCCCGATCGTGTGGTCAGCGGCGTAGCACTCGCTCAGCCGCGCGAACTCGACGCGCGCCTCGGGCACGCGGACGATCCGGAAGTGGTCGAGCATGACGATCGGCTCCCACTTGACGACCCACCGGCCGCCGCGGCTCTTGACGAGCACCTGTGCGCGCCGGTTGTCGCCGCCGGTGCGCCATAGCAGGTAGCACCGCGCGCCGGTGCGGGCGATCGAGGTGCCTGCGGCGTAGTTGCAGGCGATGGCGGTGATCTCGTCCATGGTCAGCCTCTCCTGTCTCGTCGCGCCGCCGCCTCCCGCTCGATCGCCGCCGCCACGTAGGCCGACCGGGACTCGCCGGGGCGCAGGGCCGCGCGGAGGGTCGCGTGCGTCGCGGCCGAGATCCAGACCGACGTCGCACCGGGGGGCTTGCGCGGACGGCCAGCGCCGGGGCGCTTGCCGCCGTGGGTGGGCTTGGCGCGCGGCATCAGCCCTGCCCGGCGTTGATCGCGTCGGCGCACGCCTCGCGGGCCTCCATGCGGTCGGCGTCGGTGATGCCGTCCTCGATCCAGATCAGGCCCGGATCCTCCTTGGCGATCTGCTCGGCCTCGGCCAGCGTCAGGCCGGCGCGCGACGACTCGATCGGGTCCGCGTACTTGCTGATCACGAGGCCGGGCGACGCGGCGTAGGCGCGCGCGTACTCCAGCGCCTTCCAGCCGCTCAGGATGACCGCGCGGTCGCCGTAGCCGCCGTGGCCGGCCTGCTTGTGCGCGGCGGTCGCGCGCAGGCACAGCCACTCCTGCGCGTAGTCGCCGGCCTCCGACTGCTCGGCCATCAGGGCCTTGATCTGGGCGGTGGTGATCGTCTCGGCGGTGAGCGTCGTGTTGTTCGTCATGGGTCCCATGATAGTCACCTTGCGGCCGCGCGCAATAGGTATTTCAAGATATCGACGGTTGATCGTGCAAGTAATCAAGACTGCGCGGAAAGTTTCGCCAGCACCGCGACGATCTGCCACACCACATCCTCGCCCACCGGCCGCCCGGTCGCCGCCGCCAGCCGCTCGAGCACGACCTGGGGCACGCGCACGACCTTCCCGGGCGCGGGCGGCGCCGCCATCCGCCGGCCGCTGGCGCCCGCGACGACCGCCGGCGGGGCCAGCTCGAGGGCGCGCAGCTCGTCGAGGATCGCGCGGGCGGTCCGCGGGTCGACCTCGAGCTCGGCGGCGAGGGCGGCGCCGGTGATCGGCGGCTCGTGGCGCTCGGCGCGGGCGGCGACGATCGCGATCGCGCGGCTGCACAGGGCGGCGGACACGGCGGGCGGGAGCGGACCTCGGCGGGGCATGAACGGATCGGTCCGCGTTGTGCCGTCGCCGCGGGTCACCTCGACGCAGCCGCAGTCGGCGAGGCGCATCGCGACGACCCGCCCGGCCCCGGCGGCGTTCGAGGCGCGCACGATGGCCTTGCACGCATCGTCCAGATCCCACGCGAGCAGGATCGCGTCCTCGGGGTTGCGCGTGCGGGCGTGCTCCTCGCGCGCCGCGACCATCGCCGCCACGATCGCGCTCATGGCGTGACCTCGGTGGCGGCGATCAGCTCGTTGCGCAACGCCTCAAGCTCCTGCGGGTCGTCGCCGTCGTTGATCGATACGCGGCGCAGTTCCTCGATCAGCGGCGCGACCTTGGCCCACTGCGCGGCGGCGGTGCGCCTCTTGTCGTGTGCGATCCGTGCGGCGACGGCCAACTCGCGGCGGAAGTCGTCGTCGGGCGGCGTCGGCAGCTTGTCGAGGTAGGTGCAGGCCAGCAGCGCGGCGATCGCGCGGATGACCGGATCGCCCGGCTCCTGCGAGCCGGCAACCGCGTTGCGCCATTGCTGCGCGTCGTCTCGTAGATCCTCGACGTGCTCGCACAGCTCGCGCACCGCGTCGGGCAGGCTCTGGTCGGACGACGGCGAGACGAGCGAGACGATCTCGGATCGCTCGGCCTCCGCGGCGATGGCCCGGGCGCGCCAGTCGACGCGGTGGGCGTGGCAGTCCTCCCTGGCGGCGCGCTCAGCGGACCATGCCGCCTCCAATGCGGCGGAGCCGTCCGTGCCGTGGATCTCGCATCCGCGCGACGGGTTGTGGTCGAGTCGGTCGGCGATGTCGCGCAACGCGGCGCGCAGGTCGGTCGGCATGGTCAATTCCTCCTCGGTGCGGTGCGGATCGGCTCGATCCCGGCCAGGGCGCGCAGGCCGCGGGCGAGCCAGTAGGCGGCGGTGGCGCATCTGCCACGCGCAGTGGTCACAGGGGCAGCGCGGCCCGTGACCGTGGATGCGGGCGGGGTCGAGGGTCACGACTCGGCGCTCCGGTTCGGGGAGTAGGCGGCGGCGAGGTTGAAGCCGAGCCGGACCGATGCGCCGACGGGAAGCACCGGCGTCATGTAGCTTCCCGGTCCGCCGCACTCGCAGCACCACTCAGGGTCGGGGCCGTACAGGTCGTGGCAGTAGCCGCAGCCTTTGCAGTGGCCGCACGTCCGTTCGCGCATCGGCTGGTCGCCCATCGCTCACCCGCCCTTCGGCAGCGGGCCGCGGCACGCCTCGCATCCGTCGACAGGCCGCGTCGTCGAGGCGCCGCACTCCGAGCACGTCGGGTGCGCGTCGCAGCGCGAGTCGCCGGCCTCGTGAGTGCAGCTACAGCGCGGACGTGGCGGCGATGCGACGATCGGGCCGCACGACATCCCTTGCGCCTCTCGCCGCGGCGGCTGGCAAAACAGATCGGCCGCGCGCGAAACGGATCTCATCCTCGGCCCGACGGCGCCGCACCCGCGGTGCGAGCACCGGGCGATGAAGTAACCGTCTCGCTGGACCATCGAGATTCGCGACGCACAGAACGGGCACGACCCAGGAGGCGCCTTGCCCTTCTCGCTCCACGCGCGCGACTCGCGTTCTTCGCCAGCCGCCAGCAGCCCACCGACTGTCCCGCGCGCGGCCGTGGCGTCGCTGATGGCGCGGGCACGCGACTCGTAGATCGACGTCACCACCGCGAGCAGGTCGGACGCCGCGCAGTCGAGGTAGCGGCACACGTCGACGGTGACCGCGCGCGCGGCGTCTCGCTCGGCGGTGAGTCGGGCGATCTCGGCGCTCATCGCCTCCCACGACTTCGCTTCGATGCCGTCGACCAGCTTGAGCGCCGCCTTGACGCGCTCCTCGGTCACCTCCGCGGCGCCGAGCTTGGCGCGGACGGCGCGGATGCCATTGACGGGCCGGGTTCCGTTCTCGGCGCCGGTGTAGAACTCGTGCATCAGCTCCTCATCGCTCACCGCCACGAGCGTCGGCGCCGCCTCCCGCGCCGGGGCCGCCTTGGCCATCAGCTCGGCCTCGCACTTGACGCAGGCGGCATCGCACGGGCCGGGGCCGCCCTTGCCGTTCGGGCCGTGCTTCGTGGCGACCATGACCCGGCGCAGGAACGCGGCGTCGAAGGTGGGCGCCGGGGCCGGGCTGAGATTGGCGAGGGCGGTGCGGACGACGTTGGTCAACGCTCTGCGCGCATTCTCGTTGCCATCGGCGAAGTCGCACGACCAGGCGATCGGGACGTCGGTCATCGAGGCCCGTGCGGTGCCAACGAGAGTCGCTGCCAGCTCCTCGGCGCGGTCCGGCGACGGCAGCGTGACGGGGCCGCCGGTCACGATCCGGTTCGCTACGTCCGCTGCGACCGCGGCCGGCACGTGAAGGAAGTCGCCAGCCGCGCGAGCATGGACGAGCGCATCGCACAGCGACTGCGCCGTCAGCACCGGCCGGGCCTCGAGCTCGGCCATGCGGGCCGTCAGCCGCGCCACCTCCGCGCTCCGCTCGTCCGCGGCCTGCTCCAGCCCGGCGATCCGGGTCTGGCACGCGGCGATCAGCTCGCGCGTACCAGGCGGCCACGCGCCGCACGTCATGCACGGGCCGGGGCCGTGCTCGTAGCTGTGGATCGCGCAGACCTTGGGCGCCGCGTCGAGCTTGGCGCGCACCTCGGCGAGCTGCGCGGCCAGGGCGTCGCGCTCGGCTTCGACTTCGGCGGCGTGCGCCTCCATCTTCGACAGGCCGCACGAGAAGTTGACGCGCGACTGGTTGGCCGTCTCGAGGTGATCGATCAGCACAGATACTTTCGCCCGCAGGCCGGCGATCGTGATGGTGGGGTCGGTCGTCATGGTTCCTCGTCGGTGGGTTGTTGCGTGGCGCCCGCGGTCGGAGTTGAACCGTTCCACCACGACCGTCGTCGTGGTTGCCGCTCCTGTAGCGGTCCGCAGGCATGGGGCCGCCGCGTTCGTGCGCGGCGGTATGTGGTGGCGGTGGTGAGCCGCCGTGGGACGACACCGGCGCGCGCCGCGCTGCGGCTCACGACCTGGCGCCGCGCGCCGCCTCCACCAGCCATCGCTTCATCGGTCGCATGGTTCACCTCCGAATCAGGCGGCGGCCTTCTCGGCCGCGGTCTTGGCGATGTCGAGGCTCTTGGCCACGTTGGCGGCGACCTCGTCGTCGCCGCGGTAGACCCACCAGCCCCACTCGTCGGGGCCGGACTGCTCGACGGTGAGCGCCATGCCGTTGACGTCGGCGGTGTGGCGGCCGTCGACCAGCTTCCACTCGACCTTCGCCGGCTTCGTCGCCTTGGTCAGCTTCTCCTTGAGCTTCGAGGCCGCGGCGTCGGCTGGCTTCGCGGTGTCGGCGCCGCCGGCGCGCTCGGCCATGATCGCGGTCCACGTCGTCTCGCCGGTGCTGATGCCGGTGTAGATCGTCCGCAGGTCGTCGATCTCGGCCGGGCTCGAGGTGCCGACGTCGTGGCCCAGGTACTTGGCCAGGTCGCTCGGCATCACGCGCAGGCCAGCGAACGCGTCGATCAGCTTCTTGCGGTCGGCGTCGGGGTCCTTGGCGTGCTCGGCGTTGCGCGTCGCCGTGCAGGCCGCCAGGACCTCGTCGACGATGTCCGGCGGGAGGATGCGGCGCCCGAGGTTGCGGATCACCTTCGACTGCTTCGCCGCCAGCTTATTGGCGTAGTCGTCCTCGGTGGCTCGGACGCGGTACGTCACCTTGCCCGACGAGTTGCGGCGCTCGCCGATCACCTCGCCGCCGCGCGGGTCGCTGCGCTCGACGTACTTCTCGACCGTCGCGTCCTCGACGTACGTGATGTTGCGCTCGAGGTCGGTCAGCGAGATGCGGATGATCCGCTTCTCCTCGTCGTCGAACACGGCCACCACCTCGGGCAGCACGTTGCCGTACTCCTGCAGCGCGGCCTCAACGAACCGGATCGACATGCCGCGGACCTTCCCGCCGCCGACCGGCTTGGCGTACTCGGCCAGCGCGGCGAACCCGGGCCGCTTGGCGTGCTTGAGCATGCGCACGCGGAAGTCGTCGACGTCGCGCGGGCGCTGCATGGCGACGATGTAGCGGGCCTGGATCTGCGCCTTCGCCAGCTCGGCCGACGCGACGGCCTGCGTCTCGTTGCGGCGCTCCATCTCGCGCGAGCCGAAGCCCTGGCGCTCGATCGCGGCGCCGGCCTGGTCGTAGGCGCCGTTGCCCGGGCGGATCATCTGCGTGTTCTCGTTGCTCATGGTCACTCCACGCCCCAGCTCTGCGGGGCCTTGACGTAGGGGTCGCGCCCCTTGGGTTGCACGACCGTGATCAGCCCGTGGTCGGACTCGATCCGGTTGGCGCGCGCGGCGACGGCCGCGGCGAGGATCTGGTTCTTGGCGGTCGCCTCGTCGATCGCGGCCTGCTTCGCCGTGGCCCGTGCGGCCTGCCACCGCTCGATCCACGGCTCGAGGCTGACCGGGTCGGCCTTGCACACGGACTTCTCCGGCGGCAGGCGGTCGGCGAAGTAGGAGCGCCACTCGTCGGCGTGGTCGATCTCGGGCGGCGTGTCCGTCTCGACAAGCTTCCAGAACGCGGCCAGCGACTCGACGATCTGCTCCTCGAGGTCGAGGTCGCGCGCGACCGGGAACTCGGCGTAGTCGTTGCCCGAGAACAGCACCGCGAACACGCTGTCGCCGACGCCCGTGACCGCGGCCTCGACCGCGTCCTGGATCCGGTAGTGCGGCGGCACGGAGCGCGCGCGGCTGTCGAGGCCCCAATGCCACGACGTGCGCGGGCCGACGTTCTTCACCTGGATCCGCAGCCGGTCGAACGTGCCGCCGCCGATGTCCGCGGCCAGCGTCTCGCGCACGACCCCGTCGGGCGTCGCGCGCAGCCACGGCAGCTCGGGGTGGTAGCTGCTCTCGGTCGGCACGATCACATCGACGCCGGGCCGGTCCCAGCCGTTCTTCGCGACGCAGTAGCCGCGGATCACCGGCTCGAGGATGTGGCCCCACTCGGACGCCTGCGAGGCCGTCGAGCGCGCGCGGCCGGTGAGCTGCATCCACGCGCCCATCGGCGACAGCCACGGCGAGACGCCGAGGCACGCGGCGGCCATCGACGCGCCGATCCCGCGCTTGCCGATCGCCTGGTTGACGACCTGGACGGCGGTCACTTGCTGCTCCGGGCCTTGAGGCCGGCGCACTCCGCGTGGAGCCGCGCGAGCTCGCTGCCCGCGTCGGACAGCACGCGCTCGACGTCGGTCAGGATCGCGGCGGCGTCGGCGTCCATCGTCGTATCTCGGGTCAGCTCGATCACGAGGTCCAGGCCATCGGCCGGCCACTCCCACTTGCGGGCGTGCGAGTGCAGGCGCGTGATCTCGTCGAGGATCTTGTCGGTCTTGTCGTCGGGCATCGTGGCGGTCCTGGCGCGGCGGGCGCGGTTGAGGCGGTCGATCGGCCAGCCGCCCTGGAGCGCGGCGGCGGTGTCGGCGAGATCGTCGGCGAGCGTCACACCCGCACCGCCACGCCCATCCGGGTCAGGTGCGCCGCGATCGCCTCGGGCGTGGTGGCACCGTCGCGCTGCGCGTCGGCGATCAGCGCGGCTAGGCGGCGCTCGCGGTCCGCGGCGGCGAGGATCGGCGCGGCCGGGTAGACCTGCGCGTCGGCGTAGGCGCGGGCCGCCTCGGTCAGCGTGCGGGCGCGGCGGACGATCGTGGGCGCGTCGATCTCCTCGGCGATGAACTCGCGGTCATCGTCAGTGATCGGCTCCGGCGTCGCCGGCTCGTGGATCGCGGGGATGCACTGGCGGCGGGCGCGGAGCGGGGTGGCGCGGGTGACGTCGCGCGGTTCCGAGACTGGATCGTGGCGCATGCGGATCTCCTGGGCGCGTCGGTGCGCGCGGGTGAAGCGGTGGGTCAGCGCGCGGCGACGCTGACGAAGTGGGAGGCGTCGACACGGCGGGCCGCGATCGGTCGCCACGTGCGGTCGGTGATGCGGCCGGTGTGCCCGTACCAGAGCTGGCCGGGCGCGGCGGGGATGGACAGGGACAGCCGGCCGCCGCGCTCTCCCGCGAACTCGACGCGGCGGCCCTGAGCGAGCGGGCGCGTGACGGTGTAGTAGCGGCCGTCCAGCGAGATCCGCGCGCCGGTCGAGAGGTCGGCGAGGTGGCGCGCGACGGCGAGATCGCCGCCGGTGGCGAGCTGGCCGCGCACGTAGGTGGCGCACGCGGCGGCGTCGGGCAGCAGGCTACGGGCGTGGGCGCGCTCGCGGTCCGAGAGCGCGTCGTGGGCGTCCGGCGACAGCGTGAGCCACTGGACCAGCAGCGCGTCGGGGTAGGCGACCAGCACGCGGACGTGTTCGGACGAGAGCGCCGGCGGGATCGTCGGCTCGGCGGTGGCAAGGGCGGCGGCGGTCACGGCACGACCTCATCCGGCGCGTCGACGACGATCTCGATGGTGACGACCATCCGCGCGCCTGTGCAGGTCGCGGCGATCGCCGGCTGCCGGCCGCTGGTGGTGACGACCTCGCAGCCGCCGAGATCGTGGAGCGACTCGCGCAGCCGGCCGACGGCGCGCATCGCCTCATCGGCGCGGGTGCGAGCCGTCAGCTTGGCGATCCGGTAGTCGCACTCGGCGACGATGACCGAGTCACCCTCTGCCGCGGCGAGCGTGCGGAGGTGCTGCCACTCGCTCACGTGCATCCGGCGTGCGGCGTGGTTGTCGAGCGCGGCGAGCTTGGCGTCGAGGCGCATCACGCCGCCTCCCGGCCGTGCGCGTCCCACGCCTGCGCCACCGCCCGGTCGATCGCCTCGCACTCGTCGAGCGTCAGCTCCTCGGGCGCGTCGGCCACGTAGGGCCGCTCCTCGCCGCCCACATCCCAGTGCAGGCCCACCGTGACCGGGCGGCCGTCGACCAGCAGGTCGATCGTGCCCGGGACCGAGGCGGCGAGGTAGCGGCCGGGGACGTAGGCCGTGGTGGGCCAGTCCGCGGCGAGGACCGTGATGGTGGGGGCGGCGACCGGGGCCGCTGCGGTGTTGATGTCGTCCAGCACGCAGCCATCATGGGCGCGCTAGGCGATTTTGTCAAGACAGTTTCGCCATGCAAAACGGGCTAGCGGTGAACCTCTCGAATTCGCTTGTCGATCAGCCCGCGCGGCACGTTGAAGTGGCTCGCCAGGCTGTCGACCTGATCGAGGTAGAAGTCGTCACCGGAGGCCGGCCGCACCTCGATCAGCGCGGCCAGGCGCTCGAGCGGGACCAGCAGCTCGGCGGCGAACGCGTCAGCGCGCGCCTCCGTGGCCGGGTCGCCGGCGAAGCCGACGCGCGCCGCCGCGGTCGGTCGGTCGGCGTCGAACAGGAGGTGCGCGATCGCGTGCGCGATGACGAACCGCTGCGCCGGCGGCGACAGCTCGCGCGAGTAGACGATCACCGGTCCGCGGCTCGTCGTCGACACCGCCTCCTGGACCCCGGCGGGCAACCTGCGACCGGTCACTACCGCGTCGGGGAACAGCGCATCCACGATCCGGCTCGTCGAGAACGCTTCCCTGTGCTCACCGGCGACGGCCCGCACGCTGGCCGCCGCCACCACGATCCCTTCGGTCAGCAACAACATCGTGGCGAGGATATCGACCGAGGCTGACAGAAGTTTCCTGATGGACCACTCCCGCCGATCTTACGTGCGCTTGCGCTTCTTGCGCTGCCGCGCGTTCGCATCCTCGATCGCCTTGGCGACGTCGCGGTAGACGTCGGCGTCGATGTCGGCGCCGGGGAACGTGCGCAGGAAGTAGACCGGCACCTCGGCCATGTCGCCCTTCGGCGGGTCGACCGCGTAGAAGTCGTCGACGCGGTGGCCGTAGACGTCGGCGAGCAGCTTCAGGACCGTCGCTGGCACGCCGCTGTCGCCCTTCTCGTAGCGGCGCAGGTTGTCCAGCGGTACCCCGCTGAGGTCGGCTGACTGCGCTTGGGACAGCTCGGACTCCTCGCGAAAACGAACGAGGTTCCTGCGGATCGTTTCCTCCTGTGGATCTCGCGTCTTGCCCATGGATCGAACGGGTAGCGCAGGGGTCATGGTGGTGTCCGTCTCGCTGCACGCGCTTGACAAAATCGCCTAGACAAATCAGTATGCCGCCCATGGCACGAAAGCAGCCGACCAAGGGCGCGCCCTGGCTCCTTCGCAAGTGGCGTGAGGCGAAGGGCATCTCGCAGCAGGCCGCGTGCGAGCTGGTGGACCTCGACCCGGCCACCTACAACGCGTTCGAGTCGGGTCGGAAGCGGCCCGGGCTCAAGCGCGCGCGCGCGATCGAGGTCGGGACCGGCGGCGCCGTCCCGATGGAGTCATGGATCGAGGACGACAAGGCCAGGGCCGCCGCGTGACGTCACCGGCCACCAACCCCGGCACCGTCGCCCGCGGTGCCGTGTACCGGTGCACGGCGTGCGGCGTTGAGCTGCGGCACGAGTACTCGGTCACCGGCCTCCTCGTGATCCACCCCGGCTTCTGCCCCGGCGTCACCCTCGAGCTGTTCCGCGACGACCGCGCCGGCGTCACCCTGCCCACCGCGATCCAGCCGGTCGGCGGTGACCAGCTCGAGCCCGGCCGCGTGGGCCAGGTCGAGGGCGAGAGCGATGCGGGCGGCTGCGGTCACAGCGACAACATCGCAACGGGCGGCGCGGATGGCCACGTCAACCCGATGTCCGACGTTTTGACGGGCGTTGACGCCGGGGAGGTGCTCGCGTGAACGGCGAGTTCTTCCCGGTGGTTGTGGACCAGGACGCGTGCCGCGCCAACGCGCGCGCCGTCCTCAAGCAGATCGTGGCGCGCCTCGGCGGCAAGGTCGCTGCGGCGGCCACCGGCCTGCACGACAGCCATGTCAGCAAGGCGCTCGGGGATTCACCGGGTGATCGCTACCTGCGCGACGAGCACGTCGACGCCCTGCTGGCGCTCGCCACCAACCCCGAACGCGTCGCGTACTGGACCGCGCGGATGGCGCCCTACGGCTACGTGCCGGGCGTCGTGAAGCCGCGCACCACCGAAGAAAAGCTGGCCGACCTCGAGCTGCGCGTCGTCATGGCGTGCGGCGCCGCGGGAGCGGCCGTCGTCGAAGCCGAACGGAGCAAGTCATGAATCCGATCAAGTTCAATGCGGGCGCGCTGCGCCGACTTTGCCTGTCCGCGTCCAGCGACCTGCTGCATCGCCCGCACCTCTGCGCGCTGCGATTCCGCCCCTCGGACGTCGTGGCGACCAACGGAGCCATGCTGGTGCGGGCACCGCTGCCGCACGATACCGAGCGCGACTTCGTGCTTCCGGCGTTCCCGGTCGCGCGGCTGATCGGGAAGCACCGGCACCGGACCGTGACGGTCAAGCGGTGCGAGCGCGAGACGCGGGTCGAGATCGAGGGCGGCGAGACGTTCATCGTCCCCGACAACCCCGAGATCTCCGTCGATCGGTATCCGCCCGTCGACCGCGTGATCGACGAGACGCAGGACGCTGGCGCCGCCGCGGACATCTGCCTGTCGGCGCAGATGTGGACGCGGATCGGGAAGCTCGCGCGCGACCTCTACCCGGCCGGTCCACTCGACGAGGATACCGAGGACGACTTCGGTTGTCGGCTGGCGACCGACGCGCCGGTCACGGTCATCAAGGCGGGCAGCCTCCCGAAGGCGCACCCGGCGCACCTCACCGTGAAGGCCCACCACGGCGACGCGCTGATCGTCGCGATGCCGGTGAAGCGATGAGCGGCACCAACCACGCCACCGTCTCGATCAGCCG